CTTCGATTTCGATGATGAACGCCCCCAGCAATATCAGTCGTTTCCCACCGATCAATAAACGAGATTGCGACAACGCGACCAAATCGAAAGTGTCATCGTGCCAAAATGTAACGAGCATGTGTTCAAACATATTTCACCGTTTCGAGTTCAAAGTAACCCAAGTTGACGCGCGACATCGTCGGGGACCATTACCCCGATCTTGACTTCGCTTTCTTCCAATTCCGGCACTTCCGTTAATGCGGTGTTGCGACCGTCCGTCATGCAAGCCGTGCCGTAGCGGCCGGCGTCACTGAAGGCATAATCAGATTCGGCGTTCGACCAACAACCGAAATCGAAATCTACATCCATGTAGTAGTTATCGGCCCCAACGAGCCGCGTCGTATATTGCTTCTCGCCGATCGGATAGTGGACAAGAACCCAAACGACGCCATCTCGCGGAGCCGCGGCCCACGACATCTGATCGGACGTCACAATTTCTAGCGGAAGCGATCCGGTCCACCGGTGAATCTCCCAGTCCATCGTTTAGCTCAGCGTGAAGAGTTGATCTGATGCAAAGTCAACGGTGAATGTTTCGGCATCCGCGAGCGTGACAGCGGAGCCATGATCCCAAAACGCGATCAACGGATCGAGCGGAGATGCCGGGGTGTCGTTGTACGCCACAACGTATTGGAACGGTCCGATCGTACCGCCTGATGCAGTCCACACCACGTCCACCACAGAGACGGTCAGCGTACCCGTCACCTCCGCGTGCGTGTTCGTCGTATCATCTCCGCCGGCAGTGTACCCGTTGCCCGCTCCGATCTCCGTGATGTTCGCGAAGACCGTGTTCGTGACGAGCGGAGTCGTATTCGTCAGAGCGATCTTGATCAGGTCCACGCCGGTATCGTGCACCTTCTCGGCAAGGTCTAAGACGAATTGCTCGAATTTTTGATACGCGGCCATCGGGCGGAATCTCCGGAATCGATCAGCGGGTTGGCAAAAACCTACTTCTCGCCGCCGCTCGTGTCAATCCCCAAAGTGAGCGATGCCGGAGCATCGGCACTGAATGACGTTACCTGCCGACCCGCTCTGATCGCCGGGCCAGCGGAGCCGCTCGCCGCTTACAATGAATGGAGCATCGTTGTTGACCACTTGCCCATCGGGGCGAAGATGATCGAATCGGGCGCCGCGCTTTGCGCCGCGAGTGCGATTGTCGATCCGAGAGACCCATTCCTTTTCGTCGATCTCCAGTTCGTCGCGCTCGACCTGTTGGCCGAAGTTCATTGCGTTGGTCGTCTCTGTCCTCGCAATAACCCGAGAGCGACCGCGTGCGTCGGCCTTGAGCGTCTTACGAATGCGTGCCGCCAAATCATCAAGGCTATCACCCTCGGTGATTCCGCGCTTGATTGAATTGCCCAGTCGAGTTTGCATCGATTCGGGAATGCGATTCCAGACCCCGACCGAACGTTCGCGGAGTTGCGCCTGTATCGATCTCTGCATTTCCGCTGAAGGATCGACTCGGATCGAGGGCGGCGGTTCAATCTCTGCCGCGTCCGGTATCGCCCCTTCAGCTTGGACCGCTTTCGCTGAGACATCCAAGCCGCTCCGTATGATGGATTGATCGGAATCACCCGTGATCCCTATGAGTGTTTCTTCAAATTCCACGCCAGCGAAGATCGTCGATATCGTGGACGGGACCATGATCCGATTAAATCGCCGCATGAACTCCGGAGCGACAATCAGTTCTTTCGGATCACGCTTGCCGGCGTTCCAGCGGGCCATGATGACGTTGAATTCAGCGCGGAAGACTCGCAGCACATCGCGGCGCGTCTTTTCTTCCAATCGATCGCGGATGCGGCCGATCTGAATGCTCAACCTACGGCGTCGTGCCGTTTGCTGAAAACGCTTGGCTTGCCGAATGATGATCATAATACGATGCATACGACGCTGGCGATGATGGCGAGGAGAGCGACGATGTTTGCCGCAATGCTTGCAGCTCCGGTGCTACCGTCGCCGCTCCACTTGCGTTCGAACCATCCGGCCATGACCACAATAAGAGACACGACCAGAATCGTAAGAAAAAGGATCATCAGCCGAGCCTTGATCCGCTCACTCCAAACCGTCCGGTCTCCGCGAGCATACGGATGTGCCGCGGCTTCGCTTCGACTTTCGCGTCCTCAACGGCTTCGTTGATCAGTTGGTCGAGATGATCCACCATCGATTGACCGTCGGCCACGGTGTATGGCCCACACAGCATCGTTCGATTGCGCACGCCGTGTTCGCCGGACACCATAATATTGAATCCGCCCTTCACCGGATCGTACCGCATTTGAAAAGCGCGCGCTTGCGAGTTCTCTGGAATCGCATGCGGCTTCTCGGAAAGAAACGCGATGAGTGCTTGTGTGGTCATGACGTCCCTTTCAGGCGTAGAGGTCTTGAGTCGCCATCTTGCAATAAATGCAAAACGTGGACAGCTTTTGACGGCCGCAACACGCGCAGACTTTAACGATCGCCGTTGGTGCCGACGAGGGTACGCCGGCTGGCGATTGTCGCAGCGAGTTCGTTTGCAATGCGCTGATCGAGTTCGTCGTCAGTTTCGGCTTCCGCATCGTCGTCTCCCATCTCCGCGGCGATCTCCGCGGCTGTCGGTTCTTCGGGCATCAGTTCGGCATCAAGCGGCATCATCGATCCCGGAATATAGCGGCTCTCGGATTCAGGAACGCCCATCGGCTCGCGGCCCTGCTCTGTTGCAATTTCATCAGGCGACTTCGCTCCGGTCATAAAGTCCTGTTGATCGCGCCGCAAATTGAATTCGGCATCTACCGGAGCGCACGGCAGATACCACGCTAACAAATTCTCCGCATCCGGAAAGCGCGGGATGAAGAATTCATTCAAGAACGATGCGAACGCCATGAAGTCCGGGTCCATCGTGAATTGACAATACACCACGTTCGCCGCTTCCGCCGTTGCTCGATTGTACTCAGCCGACATCCCAGCGATCACCGGCGGTGTTTGTTGTAACGCGAGATTGTTGTCCCTGATCTGTTCGGCGGACCCCGGGTAGTCCATCTCTTTGGGCGTATTACTGATCTTCTCAAGGCCGATGCCGGGCGGGACGACAGCAGGCTTGTGTGAATTCCGCGTGCCGGACATCCGCCGCATCCAACGTTCTTGAATCTCGTCGATCGTGTCACCGCCCGGCATTGCTGAAAACATTTCCGAATCCATTGTCAACATCACGTCCGGATTCGCTCCGTTCTGAAAAGCCCAAAATCTCGAGTCTTCGATACTCTCAGCATTATCGATCCAACGGGAGCCGGCTTGAATCGGGGATGCCTCGCCTACCTTTGACAGCGGCGATGGATCGTGATGGGTGATCATGTCTTCGACCGGAATGAACTCGACCCGCCCGGAATCTTCACTCGTCACTTTGTACCGCCGGAGCCGGCCGGATTTCTCCCATTCGCGCTCAACCCATTGCGTCGGCACGACATGAATCTCCGCTGGAAATCCGCTCGTGCCGGGGATGAGCCACCAATAAAAGCGGCCTGTCAATCGCCAGAACAGCATCGTTTCGGAAGCGAATGAAAAGAATGAGTCTTTGTCGTTGACCCGCTTCAACAATTCGATCGCCGGGTGATCGGTTACCGGCTCAACCTCTTCATGCAGGTCTTGCACCAATCCATGACCGAACAGGTGATGGATGTGCTGTCTGCCGATGCGCTTTGATGTTGCCGATGCGGCTGTCCGGCCGAAGAATGGGAATATTGAAGCAAACTTATTTTGCCGAATCCTCGTCGTGACGAAGTTCCACAACGTGTAATGGTTGACTTGCTCGCGCGCCCTCCGCGATCCGCGGCCGGCCAGCGATCCGAATGAGATCGCTGGATTGAACAAGTTCTGCGGGCTGGCCGATTGCCGTCCAGTCCGAAGCGGGCGCGATAGATAATCGGTCGTCATGATTTGCCGTCTGTATGGTCTTCCAAAGTCCGTCGCAACGCCACGCCCTCCGCCTGCGATCCATAGTCGGCCGCGACTGCCGCGCTCTTGTAGCGTGAGGTGATCACCTCAAGATGAACGATTTCTAATTCGAGAAGTTCGATTCTGCGTTCTCGTTGTTCAAGCTTCGTTTCGTATTGGAGGCACTGTTCCGCATGATCAGCTTCCGCGTCTTCAAGTCGCTGTTTCAGTTTCTTCTCTTTCGCCATTGGTACGGACTCCGATTCTGGTTTGCCAAGTGGAAGGATTCAAGACCAATCAGCCTGTGGGATTCGGCATTTGAACCTTGCGATCGGTTCCAGATGAGCGATCGAGGCCGGCGAACCGCCGATACAGCCCCAAGAAGTCTGATGCTTGACCATCTTCCGCATCGCTGAGTGTCAAAGAGAACTCGTCGGTATCGCCGAACATCCACACGCGAACCGTGAAGATCGGATCGACGCCGCGAGTGCCGGCCGGTGATTCCGATCCGAAAGCAACAAGCGCGATCTGATCGCATCGGATGATCTGGTTTCCGGCTTCGATATGCGTGATGGTCATGGGGCATCGTCCGTCGATATTACCGTTGTGAATTGGAGAATCTCGCCGGAGTCGAGTTCTTCCGGCTCCATGTCTTCGAAGTTATCGGCATCCGGCAAGTCGTCATCATCATCGAAGTCGTATTCGCGGTCGAGTTCGCTGTGATAATTCCAGTCGGCCCATACCTTCATCGTCCGTTCCGCCGACGACAGATCGGGCGGAACGCCACGAATGAGCGGAACGGCGATCTCTTTGTGCCATCGTTCGCCGATGTCTCCGCCGATCTCTGAGAACACCGAAGCGAGAAACAAGGCGAGTTCTTTCATCTCCCGATCTCCGCAAGGAAGAACGCCGGGGAGTCATCAAGAATCTCAGCGCCGGGGAATTCGCGCCGCCGGCCGTCTTGCTCGCGGTCCGCGTTGTCTTTCGCCATCGCGATCGCCAGCAAACGCAACGCGGCCCATGTTCGGCTTGATCCGCCTTCGCCTGTCATCGGCGTACAGAATTCCACACTTGCGAGACGAGTACATCCTGAATTCACTGCGCCTTGCCCGACAGTTAGGCGAACGTCTCCATCTTCTTGGATGTGCAAGCGGAGAAAACCATCGGGGCTCATCGATTCTTTTCTGTCAACATTCCACATTGTCGATCTCCATTTGCTTTGCTGATTGCGTTCTTGAATTCCGCAACTGAGAACTTTGCGACGTCGAGCGCTTCCGAAAGGGTTCGCGATTCGACCCATTTGCGTTCTTCGATCGGTTCTGAAATCACCGCTCCGGACTTCAGCCGACGCATCTTGCGGCCGTCGTCGCGGCTTCGCGGCCCGATGAAGTCGCCCGCCGTATTGTATGTTCTCGGCGGTGGCGGTGGGGACATCGGCTTGATTGACTCCTGCAATCGATCCGGCTCTTGCAGCCCGTAGACGTCTTCAACCGTGATTTCGAGGGATCGAATGAAAGATGCGGACGACGAGAAGAACTTGCCGACAGTTCGGCCGATAATCGCGCAAGTCCACGGAAGCGATAGCGCCGCGAAGATCACGGCCCAGATCACGCCGCACACAAGCTCGTTGTTATGCATCATCGATCGATCTCCTTAAGTTTGCGTTTGATCCGCCGGCGGATGCGCCGATCGGTTTCGTAGGACAATCTCAACTCCATACTGAAGCGGTCCACGTCGACAGCATGGATCGTGGCTCGCTTGAATTGATCGGCAAACCTTTGCACAGCTTTTTGAGCGCGCGTGATGCCTTCCGTCAGGCGCCGAATCGAAGCCGTTGAAACAGTGATGCCCGGATGTTCGAATGATTTCATATTCGATCTTCGTTCGCTTTGAGTTCGTCGTATCGCTTCTTGAGTTCGTCGTAGCGCGCCTGCAATGTCCGCGCTTGTTTGACGCTCATCCCCGTTCTGTTGTCAAAGTCGGTATCGTCTTGATCGTCATTCGCCCATGCCATTTCGTTCTCAGTCGCTTGCCGTGATCTGCTCATAATCTCACCGCTCCTTTCTTAATCCGCTTTGCTGCGCTTGCGGCCGTCCGCTCGCCGATCTCACAGCCGCGGAAGGTTCGCCCCAGAGCGATCGCCACAACGCCAGTGGTTCCCGATCCCACGAAGGGATCAAGTACGAGATCGCCGGGGTCAGTGTACGCTCTGATCAACCGGGCTAGATACAATTCCCGTAACTGATTCGGATGATCGACGAGACCGCCCGTCTTGATGCACCATCGCTCGCCATCGTTGCCCTGAACCCGACCCCAGTACGGCCCGTCGCTGGGAATGCCCCACACGTCACAGGGAAGCCGCTCGCCGCCCCGCTCGGTATCGTCAATGCGTTTGTCCGCATACGTCGTCGCGCGGTCAGAGGGCACAAGCACGGCGTCGGGGTTCCATCTATGCTCGCCGGGTGACTTGAAGATCAGGCAATGCGAATGCCCGCCAATCCAATTCGAGCGGCCGCATTGACCAAAGCGGTAATGAATGATCAATTCCGCGATCTGTTCCAGCCCTTGCCCGGCGATCCGCTTCACGAAGCCGGTCAACTGCCACGGCACATGCAACGCGATGATGCATCCATCAACACCGGCGAGAGATCGCACCCGAGCGACCCATCCATTCGTGAAGCGCTGATAGTCACCTTCTGACATCTTGTCATCATGCTCGTCGTATTGCTGGCCGATGTTGAACGGCGGGTCTCCGAAGATCAGCCGCGGTGTTTTCGAGTTCGCGGGTTTCCACGTCAATACGTCGGCGACGTCGATTCGCCAACTCCTGCCGTTCTTGCGGCCGCGGAAGTAGGTCATGCATTTAACTCCGATCGAATGGATTTGAGAAACGAGGCGAATGACGTTTCAGCCTCAAGGGAACGTGGAACGGAAGTGGATCGGCACAGCGGGATGAAGGCGCGATCAGTCAGAACATCGGCCATCCGCTTCAGATCATGGATGGGCCAGAAGTCAAACGAGCGGAATAGCAACGCCATATCGAGCGGCCCGAAATCAGATTTCCGGACCAACAGGATACCGAGGTTAGTTGGGCCTCCGCGCGCTTCCAATTTCGCATGTGGAGCGCGGGCCATCAAGCACGTGATCATGAATGGGTGATCGTCAAATTCGCCGCTCCAAACGACGACCCACATAAGCGGATCGTCGACGGCGTCAAGGATCAAGCTGAGATTGTATTCGCGATCACTTTTGCCGGCTTCGTAAGCCTTCATCGCCTCTTGCCGTGCGATTCGCTCGACTCGCTCTCGGTCTCGCTCATTCATCGAATCATCCACCCTTTCTCATCACAGATTTGACCGGCCGTGCGGTAGATCGCACACAGGATTTCTTCGCGGTATCTCCGATCGAGCATCAACAGTATTCGATCAGTGAAGTCGAGCGGCCGGCCGTCTCTGATTACGGTGTGCGTGATGAATCTTGGATCGACGAACGTTTGCACGACGCCGCGGGTCGGGCCGTGCCACTGATCGACAGCGTATGCCGGAGCGAAAGCGGCTCCGGTCTTGTCGATCATCATGCATCCCGCAGTGCGGCAAGTGAATCGCTCCGCTCCTGTCCGCTCCATCTTTTCAAAGCACCATACGCATTGCTGATCGCCAATACGATCCGGTTGCGCGCGATGCGACATGTAGTAATCGCATTCTCCGCCGGCGAGCATCATGCGGGTCAAGCGGATGTTGAGGAATTCCGACGCGTGATAATGCTCGATTGGTATGACGAACGCGAGCAGTACACACGATTGCTTCAAGTCATCGGGTAGCGATCGATTCGCGCGGAGCATGTCGCGGATGGTCGGGAGTGTTCTCATTCGTCATCGTCTGGTGGGTTGATTAGGGCTTTGTCGATCCTCTCAAGACAGCAATTCGGCGGAACGTCGGTCGTGTCCATCGTTGGCGATTCCGATTCCCCGACAACGATATAAGCCGTTGGGTTGCCTTCCGTAACTTCAACCCAGGCACCGGTTGGCCACGTCGGAAATACTGGCGCTTTCCCGTCCTCTCCGACCGGAGCCATTGCGCCTCGATTGTCGGCCAGCTTTAATCCACAGATGAAGCATCTCTGGATGATGCGATCACCGATGACGATCGCGTTTCCTGCAAGATGTGTCGCGTTCATGGTTTCACAAGACCTTCCGGAGTTCTTCGAATCCATCCAGCAACGATTGCCAGCGTTCGCTGCGGGCATGTGCTGGGGTGTCTCTAAGTGCCTCAATCATCACGTCGAGATCATCCGCATCGAACAACGCACCGACTCGGTTTCCGTCACCGAGAGCGACCAGAAGCTTGTCTTCGATGACTTGATGCGGCACGAATTCTTTTTTGAACGGCTCACTCATCGCCGCGGCCTCCGATGCGTTTCCTCATTGTGCATTCGGCGCGAGGGATCGACAGAATGATAATTTCCGCCCTCGTCCGGATCGTCGTCGTATCCGGCTTTACATTGCGGGCAGTAGAACAGATCGCCGGCGACGGTTCCGTATCGGCGACAGCGCGGGCATTTGACGGTTGCTTTCATTCCTCGATCTCCGAATGCAAATCGGGAAACGCTTTCCGATAAACTTCATGCGGGCACTCGTCGGGACGGATGGCGACATCGCGATGAAGTATGCTGACGATCACAGGAATCCCAAGCTGCGTCGCAATTTTGCCAGCCGCTTGCGTTGCTTCAAACGAAGGCAGCGTTCCCGCGTTCTCAATTCGTATAAACATGAGTCGATCTCCCAAGGGCATGAAATGTGATAGCGGCATTCTATCGCTGGCCGCTCGCCTTTGCAATGTCTTCTTCGGATGGGTCGCGTTTGTCCGGCCGATAGCTCACGAGTAGAGCCCAGCCGTGGAAGCCGCAGTTCACCGGGCACGTCAACTCCGGGTCGATGCGGCCGCTCTGGTCAATCTCATGTTCGATCATCCCTTCATGATGGCAGTCCGGGCAACGAACCCAGAGATCGCCGTCTTCGTCTCGCCACCATTCGCGGACGTCGGTTCGTGATGCACTCATCGGCGCTTCCGCTTTCGAGGTCTTCGGGCGCAATAGATCGCCGGATGCCCATCGATCGGCACGACGCCGAGCGGCTCGACTTCACAGATCAGCCGCCGAGGCGTTCGGCGCGACCAATGGCATTCGATCAGATCGTAGACCCGCGGCGATCCGCGGCCGCTCGCCGGCTGGACAACAACGAATTCCGGCGGAGGCACCCACGTATCCGGAAGCGAGTAGTCATCATCCATGTCAATTGAGAATTTCATGCCCATCCCTTAAGCGATTCGGCGATCGCCGCCAGCGCTTCCGACTTGGTTCCGTGATTCAGTAATCGAATCCCCGATGTATTGTGATCATCGATTCGCCATGCCGACCAGCCGGCGTGCGTTTTGGTTCCGAATTTGATCGCGTAACCGATCAGACAGCAATCATACAGGAATTCGATACACTCGCCGGCCGGCATTTCGCACGACTTCAATTTCTTCGGGTTCATGGTTTCGCTTTCTCAGGTCGTTTGTTGTAGACCCACAACCACCGTCCGGAGCGGTATTCGTATCCGGCTCCGCACGTGCATTCTTTGATTCTCCCCTCAACTTGCACAGCAGGAAACTGACCGTTGCACGCCGAGCACCGAAGGACGTCCACAGTCTTTCCGAAGTGTTTCGCCATCAAAACATCCCCATCTCAAGTGCTTCGTCCAGGTCAACGCCACGATGGCGATGCGCTTCGTAAAACAGGACGGCCGAATCTCCCTTATCCGGTGATCGCCCCAACTTCTCTTGAATCGTCTGGCCCTTCCATCGCGCCTTGAGTGAATCGCTCATCTGCCCGCGGGTCTTCGGCGTTATGTTGAACTTGCCGCCATCGTAACCGATGAATATCTTTTCCGGCGCGCTCAACTCCGCGTGCAATTCCAGGTCATCGGGGATCGCGAACGGCGATTCCGCCCACTGTCCATCAGGGTCGATCCGATCGGCGAACATGCCGTACATCTCCGCCCGCTTGTTGCCGAATCGTTTAGTGTCATCCGGAGTTGCATTGCTGTTGATGCGGATGATCGAAGCGCCACGCTTGCGGAGCGGATCGCCGACGGCGTTACCGTAGCCACCGCCCCAATCGATGCCGATCGGGAATCCTCGCTTCAGAATGTCGATGCCATACCGCTTGCACGTTTCGATCACCCAATCAACCGTTTGCTGAGTATCGGCGAACTGACAGCCGAGCTGGACGAGGATGCCGCCATCTCCGCCAAGCGTGAGGATCGAATGATCTCCGTGCTTAGATGCCGCCACGTCCAGCCCACCGGCCTGCAGTGGCATCATGCGAGCAAGGCTCATGTATGTGCCGGGTCTTCGCGGCTTGCTCTTTTCGATCTGAACATTCCGGAGCGGGTTCGGTCTGAGGATCTTTGTTCGCTTGTTCGCGATCCGCCACAGTCGACCCCATTTCGTATGCCTCTCGCCGGCTCGCGCAGTCCATGACCGCTTCACAAGCGCCGTCTCTGGGTCTTCATCCGGGAACTTGGCGAACGCGAAGACGTTCCGCACGAACGGGTCTGGCGATTGCTCAAGCGCTTTCCACTCATCGAAGCATGTCTGACCTGGGATGATTGCACGCACGCGAACGAAGTCATCCGGTGCGAGCCGATCACCATGCTTGTAGGTCCGCCGGCCGATCTTGATTCCGCCAATTGGGGCGATCGGGTTTCGAAGGCATTTCTCTTTGACGTTCGTGCAATCTTCACCGCTGATCGTAATGCAGTAACGCCAGCCTTTTTCGGTCAACACCTTTTGCGTCGAATCCGTATCGCTCGCCGGGAATGCATCACGGAACTTGCCGGCCGTCGTCCGCGGATTCGCCGTCGCTACGAATTTCTGCGCTTGGGTATCGGCCGCTTTGTATCGACTCTCTAGCGCCGCGGCCGTCGCTTCGTCAAACCAGAACAGCGTATGCCCACCTTCCGAGTGAACGCCGTGAAAGCCTTCATCCGAGTCGGGGTTCGCCGTCTTGATGAAATGCTCAGTCCCGTCGTTGATCGATTCCGAGAGCGGATTGAGCAGATCGACCCGGGGCGGCTCCGCCATCCGCAAGAACCACTTTTTAATCTCGCCAAACGCGACCCGCTTCGCTGTCTCAGCGGTGTCTCTGGTGATGATGCATTTCGCATCGGGCCAGATCGCAAAGTACAGGCAAATCGCAACCGCCGCGGCCGCTCCCTTGCCGCATCCGGTATTCCCTTTCACGAACACCTCACGAATCTCCGGATCGCAAACGCCTTCGATCAATTGCCGTTGACCGAGATCGAAGCGCACATCGCCCCATTGAAGTTTGACGAGCGGCCACGGGTCACCGGCGCGAGCCGCTTCAATCTCGCTCTTTCCCGTTTCCGGGGTCGGCCTCAACAATCGCGTTGCGTCGCTCTCCAGTAATTCGAGCGATGCCGTCGCTAAGTAGCGTGAGGATTTCAGGGTCATGCACGTGATCTCTTATCAGATGGCACAAATTCGCAACCAATCCGCGGGCATCATCGATTGCGATCATCAACCCGGCCTCGACCATCCGCTTACGTTCCGAGTCGATCAGCCGGCTTTTGAACAGATTCTGTTTTCTCGCTTCCTCCCATTTCTGTTCGGCGATCTCTCCGGCATAGATCAACGACCACAACTCTACCATGATCGGAGCCTGCAACTTGTACTTCTCTGTCGCTTCGATCGTGTCTGCTTTGATCCGATCGTACTCACGAACCAATTCGCCGCATCGCTTCCAATTCGCCGCGCTCGAATCGCTTTGGGCTTGCCCGACGAGTTCCAGCAATCGGGTATCAGCGATCGCGATATCATCGCGGAGCGAAAGCAACTCCGGATCATCAAGCCGGGTGGCGAATGCTTCAGCGAATGCACCGCTGAGATGTCGTGAATATTTACCGTGTCTGAAGTGAGGCGACGCGAAGCCGGAGGGGGTCAATCCGCCGTGGAGCCGGCATCGCTTCGTACCGCGGATCGGCCACGCCAAACAGAACTGCCCGGGCTTCTTTCGGAGTTTCGCTCCGCATCGGCCCTTGCGTGGTCGCTTACTCGGCATCGTCAGTCGATCTCGGTATGATTCACGAGTTCAATTAGAATATCAGCGTGACACTCACGCGATTCATGGCACCATCAGGCTAAGGGACTGCCCCTTAATTCCTCTCGGGCTCGCCGGATATATTCGCCGGCTTTCAGCCGCGGTGTCTTGTAGGACAGCGACACAAGCCCCGGGGGCACATCATAGCGGCCGGCGCTTCGCTCCATCACGGTTTCAACTTGGAGAACCGACAATCGCGGCCGCTTGATCCAGTATCGGAACCAATAGAGCGCGCCTTCACCGATGAACGGATTACCGAAGAATGTTGATCGCGTTACCGCTCGCGCGCTGGCCGGCTTGCGATATCCCTTTACCCGCTTCAACACAACTCTCTGTGGTTTCATCGGTCGATCTCCGTAGGGTTGTCGATCGTATCATAGGGTCGGTCGAAAAAGCGGACGGTCGACCTCACACCTCAATCGTTTTGCATTCCGGCGGAAGATGATAGACAGGCATATCTGCCCCGCCGGCTTCCGAGCATGGGCCGCATTCGATCATGTCCGCATTCGGATCATAGCAAACGGCCCGCATCTGGCCGGCCGCGGCTTGCGCCGTCACGATCCAGCAATGATTCTCCCGGCACAACTCGTAAACGACTTGCCGGTTATCCGGGTCGAGCCCCTCCCAGGCGGATTGCGGAAGCACGATCACGCGATCGGCTCCGGCCGCAAGCGGAATGATCGGCCCCCAGCGCTCGCCGTCAGAGAGGTCATTGAACATCGTCTCATCGCTCCGCGGCGTCGCGATCGTCAAGCGATCATCCCCGTCTATGGTCGTTGTGACAGTCAGCAGGCAATTCGGAATCTCACGCACAGCATCAGCGAGAATCTCCGAACAGGCAAGCGCAGCCTGTCGCCATTGCAATTCATCCCGGGTCATCGCGGCGGCTTTGGATTCATGCTCCGCGGCTTGCGCAGCAGTCACCATAGCGGCATCGATCAAGATTCCAGCATCGTATACAGCCCGTGCATCCGTGGCGTTAGACTCGACCTGAGAGATCAGATCATCGGTGGGGCGGGGCCGGCTTTCGAGTTCGGAGATGTCCGCGTTTAAATCCTCGCAACCCTTTTTAGCATCGGCCGCTTGACGCATCGCTTGATTGGCGTCATCCGCGGCCGCTTCCGCGAGTGCGCGCTTCGTTTTCGCGGAAGTCAATGCCGCTTCGCATCGCTCGACTTGCTCATCCGCTTCGTCAAGCTTTAGCGCGGCCGCTTCCGCTTTCGCATCCGCTTCGCTGTTCACCTTGACCGCGAACTCTGCGAGTTTTCGCCTTGCCGATTCGATCAGCGGAGCAGCGGAGTCCGATTGCTCCCTCTGCGTCACGATCCGGGTCTTCGCTTCGTGCGCGGCTTCCCAATCGAGCCGGAGTTGATAGCCGTGCGGAGCGGTCAGATCGATGTTCTCGATTGATTTGCGGAGCGCGACGGCGGATTGCGTTTCGGTCTTGGCGGTCTTCGCATGTCTGCGCGCTTCCGATTCGAATCCGCGTTTGACCAATCCGGCCATCTCAACAAGATCGGTCTTCTCGCGAGCCGATGCGTCAACGAGTTCGTCGAACGCCTTTTCTCCGCCGGCGAGCCGGTAGAACTGATCGATCTCCGCGGCCACTTTCGAAAGCCGCACGAGCGCTTTGATGCGGATCGAATCACTCGCTACCGGATCGATCTTGCCCGGGGAATGCAGGACGCCGATGTCCAGATCGCCAACGCCCTCAACTTCCAGGTCGCCAGTCGTGCGCGTGAGTTTCTTCACGACTAACTTGCGGCCGGCGATCTCCGCAGAGCCGGTCTTCGCTTTGTCGCGCTTGTTCAATTTGCCGTCGCCGGATAACACCACTTGAGCATGATGCAAAATCTCTGACTTCCCGCATCCATTCGGCCCCTGAACGATGACGACTCCTCCACCTGGTGGGAATTCAAATTCCAGATCGGAGCCGGCCGCGGCCAGCCCTTCGAACTTCGCTGTGAGTGGATCGTGTCGGGAATAATTGTCGTCGGGTTCTTGTTCGTAGTCCATGGTCGATCTCCCAAGGTCAAGAGAAAAGAAAAGCGGTCAAACTCTCACTCGTAGTTTACTCAACTTCTCACGCGTCGCTGATTGGAATTCCTGTTGCGCTTCGAATGCCTCACGATCGCTGATCTCAGCTTCGATATGCTCACTGATCAGATCGACGATCACAGACGGTTCCAGCGCGTCGAGTTCCCACGATGAATCACCGTATTCGTCGATGTACTTTTCCGCTCGGCTATCGGTGACTTTCGCCGGATTCGGGGGCGGATCGTACTGTTCAACTTGATCCATATTGAGCGCGATTCGGCGAACTTCCAGATTCGGCCGCTCTTCATCATCCAGTGGTGTCGTGTATCTCCTGAGCCGTTCTTCGATGTCGCGCGACATGTCGATGCCGCTCGGGTCGTGATCGCCAAGGTGCAACACAAGCCAATCGCCGCCCATGCGAACCATCCAGCGGCCCATTTCCCAGATCGACGACGCGCTCATATAGCCCTTGCACGCAAAATAATCTACGTCCCATGCGTTCGCTGCTCGCGCGACGACATCGGCTAACGCTTCCTTTTCGACCCACACTTGAATGCGCCGGTCTTGATCTTGCCACAAATCGGAATGAAATCGATTTGCAAACGATCTGACGAACGTGCTTCCGTCCGGATAGTGTGTGTGACCGTAGAGCGAGCGGCCCCTATCTTTGATCACATCCCAATCGATCATGCCGGAATCGCGGGCCTTCGTGATAATCGAGCCGAGCCGTCCGTAGCTCTCTTGAGTGTTCGGGATCATGTCGCGAGAGACGAACTGATAGTAGAGCATCCGCAGCGTGAGGTCGTAACCTTGTTCCGCGTATTCTTCGATGATCTCATTGGCCTTGTCCACAATCGTGAGCGAACTAGCGCTCGCGTTCCACTTCAGATACTTGATTCTCATCGTTGATCTCTCCAGATGTTCATCCGAGATGCTCCGTTCCATCTGGGTCATAACCGGCAACCGGTCGCACTGGCCCGTCATGGGCGTCGAGGTCGGGCTTGTCGTCGCCAGCGCTAACAGCATAGGCGTCGCCGCATCTCCAAACTGTATGCGGGCTGTCGGTTGTCTTGGCCAGCGTCTTCGCGGTTCGAATCGCTTCGCGAACATCCATTGTCGATCTCCCTTAGGGTGAGTCCTGAAAAACGCCTCCCCGCGCCGGCGGGACTGATCGCCGGCACGGGTCGAGCGGCACTTCCACACACCGCGGCGTTCAGATAAGACAGACGTCTCGCCTGTACCATGAAACAACATTGGATGGACGGACGCCAGCGCGTTTCATCGCATGGCGTACATTGTGCCCATTCACTTCGATTATTGTTCGCCAGCTTTTACGATCGCCGCGGATTCCGCACAAAAACAATCGGTAACACGATTCGAGATTCATTTGCGTCAGTCCTGTTTAAGCGGTGTGGAAGTAACTCTTACATGATTTAAGATATCGGCATTCGTGCCGCACGTCAACGCCGCTTCCGAGTTTTTCTTTCTTTCTTTGCTTTTTTCCCGGTGAGGGCTTCCCAGCGTTTAACCGAGACGTCGCAATACGCGGGGCTGATTTCCATCGCGTAGCACGTCCGGCCCAATTGCTCGGCGGCGATCAGGGTTGTGCCGGAACCTACGAACGGGTCGAAGACGTTGTCGCCGGATGCGCTGAACGCTGTCATGAACCACGCTGGCAGCCCAACGGGGAATGCGGCGTTATGTTCCGACTCCGTCTCACCGTTGATCTCAACGACATTCCCCGGCAAGACGAGCCCTTCAAATTCATCCTTTTGGTTCTCGCTGTTGCAGTCGAACACCGACTTACCGCCGACGCTGGGTCGCTTCCGATTGTCAGCCGATACTGTGAACGTTGTGCCTCGCGTCGCAACTGCGAACTTGTCGCACTTCGGCTTTTCCTTTGCGAAGTGATAGACCGGCTCAAACTCATTTTTGAACCGATACTCCCACCCGCCAGGAACACCCTTGCGTTTCCAGCACAGTTCGTCAATCAGCGTCCACCCCCAACCCCGGCACATAGCGAGCGCGAGGTCGATCACATACAGCACGCGCCCACCGTCCTCGCAATGCGGCTTGATATTCACGAAGAACGAACCGTCATCCGCAATGTGTGCCGCGACGTTGGCCTGAATCGGCTCCCACCACTCGACGTAATCTTCGGCTGCGACCGGCTTAAACCCGCTCGTCTCATCGTACTTGCGCTGATTCGCGTACGGTGGAGATGTGAACGCTACATTGATCCGCTCCCCACCCATCACCCGCTCGACATCCTCCCCCCGCGTAGCATCCCCACACAGCAAACGATGATCGCCGAGAATCCAGAGGTCACCCGGCTTCGTTATCGGCGTCTTTGGCGGGTCGGGAACTGGATCCTGCACTACGTCGGTCGGCGCGAAGAGCGCGGCGAGTTCCGCTTCATCAAACCCGGTGGCGTTCGCCATCCCGTCATCGGCGAGCGCCGTCATCGTCTCGCGAAGTTGGTCCTCATTCCATTCGCTCGACTCGCCGGTTTTGTTGTCGGCGATGCCGTATGCGTCGGCGCGCTTGCCTTTCAGATCGGAGCGCTCGACGACCACAAGCGTCTTGCCATCTGCCGGTACGATGATCGCTTCCGTGATGCCGGCTTCCACGGCCGCTTCCAACACGCCGGCTCCGGCTTGAATGTGCCCGTCGCCATCCATGACGACAGATCGGGCGGCTCCGAATTCCTTCACGCTCGCGGCAAGATCGGAGCGGTTCCGATCCGGATGTATGCGAGCGTTCCGTGGCGTCGGCTTCAGCGAATCCAGCGACACTCGCTTCGGGCGGGATGCCGGCGCTTTCTTCGCTTTCTTTTTTGCCATCAGCCGCTTTCGAATCTGCCGAGCCTTGAACTATGATCTGTCAGTTTCTCCTCGTGCGCATTCAGCCTACCATCGATCTGCGCACGATGCACTTCCAGTTCAGTTCTGATCCCGGCAAGCATCGACGACAACCGCCACGTTGCGGCCACTATTGTCACGATTAAAGCAATCCAGCGCCAGACGTCAGCATCCATGTGAGTTCCCCGAAACAAGCGCCGACCTCCGCTTGCATTGCTGATCGTTATCAGACCCGGAAAGCGGGCATCCGTTCGGAGAAATCTTGTCGGCTCGACTCGCTCGCGTCAATCGAAGAATCAGAACAGCGTATCCGCTTCAATGATTTCCTCGATCGTTATGATCATCTTGCCGGGCTTCTCGATTCCGCTCCAAAACATCCGCTCGTCACTTATGAGCGAATCGCTGGCCCACACATTCGCCGCGGTGATAGCATCCAGCAGAGCTTTCCAACAATTATCGAGGTCTCTTTCCCGCCGATCCGGAGCGATCGCTTCGACGATGATGCGAACTTTTTGGCGCAGTGGTTTTGTGATGGGTCCGAATTGATCCCAGATCGCGACAATGCATTGATCCCGGTACAACTTACCGGCGTCGCTCAATGCAAGTTCTCAGTGTTTCCGGCCGCGGGCTCCAAGTATGACCATCTTGTAATAATGATTCACACTCGGCGGAAACGGTAGATCGAAAGTGATCTGTCTAGGCGTTCTCTTCCGCTTCGAAGACATCGAGTCCACCCTCATCTTCAAAATCGGATGCGGGTTGCTCCACCGGCTTTTCAGTCTTCACGGACAACTTGCGATTGCCCTTCATTCGCGCGACGACATTGCCGACGCGATAGACGAGATCGCCGTCGCCGTTTGTGATCGCATTCGCGTTTGCTTCCATCTCAATTTCGAGAAGTTGCCGCTTTTTGTTCTCGTCGGTTTGCGCAGCGGACCTCGCTGTGCCGAGCTTGTGACAAGCGCGAACCAAGCGATCGAGCTTCCCGATCGAAGGTGGCTCGTGTCCGTCAAATACTTTCTGCTCGCCGCGCGCCGCTTTTTGCTTCTGTTTCTTTGACATCGATCTGCTTTCTCCGTTAGGAAAACTTGAAAAAGAGCGGCCGCGATCCTCCGCGGCCGCCCCGATGCACTGCGCTTGGTACGCCGCTACCCGGCACAATCCCGCCGGGCAAGGGAGATCGCTACCTCAACGCTTTCTTTCGTTTGTCGATCAGAGTCATCGCTTCCGTGAATCCTAACATGTCGAGCCGATTGTCTTGCAATGCCCGATTCGTTTCTTGTTGGATCGTCTGCAGTTGTGATTTGCTGGCCGTCTTGATTGCTTCGCGGAACGCGGCGATGTCGGCCAGATCGGATGTGCCTTTCGGGGATTCCGCGGCGAGCAAGTCTCCGCGTCGCGCGGCGATCGCTGTGATGATTGCTGTATGTTCCGGTCCGTCGATCGATCGCATCTCAGTCGACCCAAATGATTCATACGCCATATCTGCAATATGGTCGAGTTGATGCCCCGTGTTCGATTCCCCGATTTCTTCCCAGAATCGATCGTTATCAGATTGCGCTTTTGCATCATCAGCCCGCTCGCGAGCAACATCAGTTGTGTGCCCTGCGTCCGGCGTCTCCGCGGTTTGCTCTGAGGCTTGCGAGGATGCATCAGGATCGGCTTGCCGTTCCGGAGCCGATGGTTCAGTCGCTCCTGAGACCAAACGCCACAGACGGCCATACTCGGCGATGTACTCGACGGCTTTCAGCTTCCCGTCGATCTCGAATTGAGGCAACCCAAGCCGCACGAGCCGCGCGGCATCCTTGACGAATTGCTTTTTGGTCGGAAATACCGGAGGTTGCGAGCCGAGCGAAATTGCGACCCGCTCCGGCTCTTGTGCGGCTGTCTCGACGCGATCTCCGCCGGATGGGGCGGATGCATCGGACGAATCCACCGGCGTCTTGGAGTCCGCTGCCGCGACGCGACAATCGATCTCTCCGCATTCGGGGCAACCTTTCGGCTGTGTGTCTGATGTGAACTCAAATGTGCAAGTGAAACACTTCCACATTATCGATCGGCCCGGCGTCGTTCCGCCGTTCTTCGGATTCTCGAATGATTCCGGCTTGACGTCGCCGGGCGGTTGCTTCGATCCTCCGTTGCCGGGCTGATCATCTCGCTCGAAAACTTCCCAGATAGAGGTATCGCCGTCTTCCACGGCGGTCTTGATCGCGGCGAGCGTCGCTCGATCATCTTTGGTCCAGTCTTTCCGGTACTTACCGAGATGCGATTCGACCTGTTCCAGCGTGACGCCCTTGCCGGCAAAGTAATTCACGATTTGTTCAACGACTTCATCAGTGAGAAGCGTCATCGCTTGCCGTCGAGCGCAGATCAGGAGTTCTTCACGCAGCCCCGGCGGAACGCTCCGCGATACCACTTCGCGGATGCGCCTCGATTTCTCCGCTTTGATCACGATCGAATGGAAGCGATCGTCAGAATGACGCCGCATCGTCCCGCCAGCGCCGCGGAATACTTTCGAGACGATTCCGGAGTCTTTCCATCGACGGCCGCGCTGGTAGTCAATGAACGTCGCGGTCACTTTGACATGATCGTCGTCGATGATTTCTTCGTCGGCTTCGATGCTATTGAATCCATAAGCCGCCGCGAGCGCTTCCGCGGCTCGAATCGATAAACCGCTCGCGTACTGCATTCCACCGGGGTCGATGCTCGTGCTCTCGCATCCCGGCTTCGCGCATTGCTTCGGAGGTGGATCGCCCTTTTTTACCGACATCTCCGTTTGGCATTTCCGGCACGTCGCCGGCTTTGTTCCCACCGGCTTCTGATAGACGGCCGCTTGTGCGAACGACGGATACGCCATCAATTGCGCAACAATATCTGCTTTGATCGCTTCGTGATTGCGGGGATGCGCCGCGGCAAGCGAGAATATTTGATCATTCTCCATCCGGATCATTGCGAGATTCGGGGGCAGTTCCGCTAGCGCTCTGGCCTGCAAGATCGCATCTGGAATGATCTCTGTCTTCTCAACAACTTCAGAATCGATGGGTTGATTCATGGTCGATCTCCCTTGAATCAGGTGTAAGAGATGAGCGGCGCTTTCGCCGCTCGAAACGATATCTCATTTCATGCTCGTCGTCAATCACGCAATATGAAATCGATGATCTGCGCAACGCCATTTATCGATTGTGTGACCCCGATCGCATCGCAGTAGAGTTTCTGTAATTGAACCAATTCGTCGCGTGCGAGTTCGAGGTAATCGGCGTGGCTGTGAGGATATTCTGTCTTGTGTTGCAGTGGGCAGATTGTAAACGGATCGCCTTGTATTAGACCGATTGACTTCGCATCGTCCTTTCGTAGAAATTGGATCGCTAGCGCCAATTGCGTTCGCCAGCAATAACCGCTACCCGGTGGCGGACAGGTGCACGATAAGTACAAATGCGGCCGGTGCATTGTCCGAATGACGAATGCATGCTCAGACTTCGGCTCCGGTTGCAGTGGAAGGTTGCGCGGTTCCGCTCGCGACGCTTCTGGGTCGAACATGTTCCATTTCCGCTCTGCCGGTTTTTCCGTTCCAGAGCCGTAATCTTCGGGACTCTGCGTCCTGTTCGCCGGATTGCAGTTCGTGCACCAGCCATCGCGCGCCGCAAGATCGTAGAGCACGCATCGGCACCCGGGGCAGTGGACGATCGCCGCCTCACGCGCGCTGATCTCCCTGATCTTCCCGCATCTGTTGATGAATGCTGAGAACGCGTCATCAATCGACTTGCCGCGTTTCGCTTTTTGCGCCTTCCGATCTTTCGCCACCGCCGCTCCCTGAAAGTTGTACGAGGCTTTCGATGGGTAGTAACCCAGGATCAACTTTGCTTCGGGGCAAACAACCTGCACGCAATGCGCCGATGGAGAAACGATCTCAAGATCGAAAGAAACTTTCTCTGCCAGTGATGCCAAGTATCGATAAGCAGTTGTCGCATCCACCATCGTGTCGATCTCCAAAAAGAATGAAGCGCGGCGACGGCTGTTGGGCCGGAACGTGCAAGCAACCGGCATCGTCGCCGCGCGGGGGAAGGTCAGTCGTTTTGCGTTGCACGGCTCCGCACGCCTTGCGTATATGGACAAGTGGCATGAAATCCGCACCACTTCTCCGAACACTTCCAATGGTTCGGTTCGATCGGAATGAAGACACCGGCTTGGATCGCACCGATCAGTGCGTTCGTGCGCGCCGCGAGTTCCGCGAAGTCCGCGGGCGTGCGATGCGTCTTGAAAACATCACGCTTCGTCTTGGTCTTCAGAACGACGGCAACGTCCAGTTGAATAAGGTTGGGCGGATCGCCGGTGATCGCTTTGTATCCGGCAGCATAGCCGGTCAATTGAACCGATTGATCAGCGGCCGATTGATTCTGCGATTTCTTCGTCGTCTTGAGATCGGCAACGGTCTTGTCTTCCGTCGCCAGATCGATGATGCCGACGAAGTCGTGCGAGCCCGGCAATTCGATCCGGAACTGTTCTTCCACATACGCCGGTTGATAATCCGGCGCTTGATCCCGTGCATGCAGATCGGCGAACTCGCGAACGTCATCGCGCGCATCGTCCAGGACATCCGCCGGCTTGCGGCCCTTCTCGTCGCCAGTGAGTTCATAGCCGCCTTTGCATTCGAGATCGAATTTCGAAACGGCTTGATCGACGATGTCAGCTCGAGGCAAATCTTCGTGAGATTCAATCTTTTGCGTGAAGTTCTCTGCGGCCGCATGATGTACGCTCTTGCCGCGAATCATCGCCACGCCCGGCGGAAGCTTATCACCTTCGATGTATCGCCGGCGGTATGCCTCTCCGCACATCGAAGCCAGATTCAATTGTGTCGCGCTCAAGTGGGGTTTCTGATCATTCATCCAATCGATCTCCGTTGCCGTAGGTCGATTCGCTCCGCCATCATGCTAAGCGTAGCGAAGTGCTCTGCCGTGCCGGCTCCGTGCTTGTGATACGATCTCCAAACAGCCGCACGCTCGTCGTCAGTCAGCTTGTACCAGTGGGTATGACAGAATGCGAATCGATCCTTAATCAGCCGCTGGCATCCGTCAACAGGACATTTATGGTGACCGTCTAGCATGATCGGTATCGCTTCCGATTCCTTCTATGCGGCACAATGCGCCGCGTCTCGCCGGGGAATCCATCTTCATCGGCGAGAGCATACGCCGCTCGCATCTTGTCGAGCGCTCTCGCGATAACGAACCGCACGCCGGATGCCGTGATCGGCTCGCCGCGCTCTGTCATGATTCTTGCGATCTCGGTGGTGGTCATCATTGTTTGTTTTGCCATTCTTTCAGCCATCTCCGGTATTTGCTCGCCTCTCTTTTGCATAACTCCTGAACCCGGCTCGATCCGCCTGATAGAAACATGTCGCGTTGATTCGGTTTGTAAAGTTGAAGTTCGGTCATTCCGCTTCTGCGCCTGCCATGAAGTGTGACCCGATAAAAGTGAAGAGTTGGGTGTTCGCCCCATTCGATCCGCGGAGCAGTAACGCCGAAGATCGCTCCGCCACACGCTTGAAAGAACGCTGCCTTTTTCATCGCTGTTATCACCCGCGCAAGAGAAGAGCATCGAATCAATAATGATCCGATGCCCTATCATGGCATGAAATGCGATATCGGTCAAGCGCTCGCTGCGAGTTCTTTTCGGATTGCGTCAAAAACCTCTGATCGATGGATCGAGATTTCGCGGGGCGCTTCAATGCCGAGCCGGACCTTATCGCCGCGGACCTCAACCACGGTGATGACGATGTTCTCGGCGATGATGATCGATTCGTTCCGTTTTCTCGACAGGACTAACACGGGTTCCCTCCTTAGAAGTCGTATTCGCAGCGTGTGAATATCCGCCGTACATTCGACGGGACGCATCCGAAGTGCTGCGCTGTCTCCGCGATGCTTTTCGATCTCTTGAAGTGGGCATACATCTCCGCGGCTCTTGCGTTGTCGGGCTTGCGTCCGATGCCTGTCTGAGGTTCTGACAGCCTGGCGATTCTTCGGGGTCGCGTTTTATATTCGATGACGCGCCGATTCTCGTCTCGTACAAGTTTGACTTTCCCCTCGAGTATCGGGCGCAAGATCGACAACAGGAATTGAACCATCGTTTCATCGTCGTCTTTCAGATCATCCGCCGCGTCCCTCCAGTCTTGAGGCCAGCGATAGAACATCTTCGCGAGGGCCGGCTTCGACTTCTTCGACTTCTTCGACTTCTTCGAGTTCTTCGAGTTCTTTTTTGCCATCGGGTGATTTCTCATTTCATGCAATGCAACCGGAGCGCAGAAGATATCGCAATTCGTGTCACACGACAACCCGATCATAAGGAGCCGGATATTCTCGCCGGCGGATCGCTTCCGGCCATTCGAGTGATCCGGCTCAGATCACGCTTGCGAGCGTGAAGTCATGCCCACCGGCGTTCCAAGAATTTCGATGAGCGTTCGCAGCGTGTCAGCACACTCGCGCTTGCACTCACGATGCCCCTGGTCAACGGCATTCGGTACCTTCGCTTCATCCGATCCATCCGTAGTTTCGGGTGTCTCTGACTCTTTGTCCCATCGATCGGCTAGTTCCAGTAATGTTGCATCATTCATTCATCGTCTCCGATCGGAAATTGAAAGAACTAAAAACGTCGCCGGGTGGTTTGAAATGCCCCTTCCCTGGGTTCAGTCGTTTTGCAATAGCAGTTTCGTTAAAGGTGAAAGTGGAATTGTAAACCCGGCGACGTGGCCGGCGGACACGCTGTTGCCGGCGCGTCGAATCATATCAGATATCCCGTTTCATGCAATGCGGCAACGTCGCGATTGTTGATATCACGAATACGACGAGTCCGAGGCCCGTAAAATCTGGGGTGCCATACGAAATCTGGAAGAGTAAAGACAAACCGTACCTAAGTCCCTCCAGAAATGCTCCGATAGAAATAGAGTATGCTACGAACACAATGACGAGCGTCGTAATGTCAGATGCACGTTTTACGATGGCGACTGTCATCGTGCTTCGAAAGCGGTCGCGTTGCTCGATCGCGACGACGGTGAGAACACCGATAGCACCAATCAAATGAGCGTCCATGATTGATCACCCTCCGGTTTGAAAGAGATGCCCTGCCGTTATGGCGAGGGGTTTACGCGGTGAATCATAATCAGCAATCGCGTTTCATGCAATAGCGCGCAACCGCCCCAATTACCTGCCCCATCCAACAGTTCGATTATCTTGATGCGAGTCGTCCGGTCGCCTTCAAAGCGATCCGGGCGATTCTCGCATTCTCACCGATTCCCAATCCACCAAAACAGATACATATCGGAATCGAATGCAAGAGCGTATCGAGAACTGGCAATTTTGCGCGCGATCTGGCGTCGCGCTTTGGAAGAAACGGTTCGGTCAGCTTTGATGCGCGCGAAAGATTGACGGCGAGATCGCGATTGTAATTCGGGGCAGGACACCGTTGCAGGGTGACAGAGCGGTGTTTTGTCTTGAGGTCCAATCGCTACGAACATCGCGTTGCGGGAAGCGCGATTCCTTTGCCCGTGCATGGTTTGGCTACCATACCAGTTCTGATCTCCCGGCGACTCTCCGCCGGTCCGCTCTCGCGATGAGGCTGATCGCTGGGAAACGGGAAAACCTGAACGAAAGCCGATATCGGCATTGCGTTCCGTGTCCGTTTTTGGGATCATTGGCATCGTTCGAAACACCTTTGCACGCGAGCGGCCGCAGTTCTACCAAAACATTTGCGGCCGCTCTTTTTATGCGCCGACATCAATCGCAAGATCTGGCGGGAATGTCAATAGACGGGGAGAGGAAGGCCGCATCTTGTGCCTGATGAGATTAAAAGCGCAAGATGTTGTGGGGTGCAGATGATGCCGAGATCGGCAATCGCTAAGTCGCATCTTGAAGCGACGCGCCGGGTTATGTAACATTTCCGTATGACAATCAAACTCATAGCCGAGCTTGTGGGAACTGTCGAAGCGGCGAAGGAAGCCCACATTCAAAAGCAAAAAGTCGATATGATAAGCCAGAATGCCAACAAGTTGTTGCAACAGCGGCTTTCCGAAATGCGTGTGGCGCATGAAGCGATTCCTTGTAAGCTCAGACGTTTGGTTCCTCTACCGGTCATCGAATGAATAAAGCGTTTCTTAGAATCAAGATCAGCGAACTTCAGCAGATTCGCGTGCATCTTTCTGATGGAACCATTTCTGAGATGGACCCGGCGCACGGTTCAATATTCGTAGGTCTGGAGAATCAACAGGCCGTCGAGCACTTCAACAAACTTGCGGAAGCGATTAGTTTTTTTTCCAGTCCGGTCAATGCCAATGGTATTGAGTTCGACATCGCAGGTCGATGAAATGCGAAAAGTGCCACAGAAGAAGCTCGATCAAATTAGCACCTTTCTCAAAGCGCATTACCCACTCGCGTTCGGAAAGTATGTTCCGCTGGCCGTTGGGATTGATAAGGAAATCTTCGCTAACGCTCCGGAATTGCCACGCAACGCAGTCAGAACGTATCTGTGGCAAAGATGCACGGCCAACCAATATCGAATTGCCTTGCAACAATGCGAGCATCGGGTCCATCTTACGGGTGAAGATGCTGGACCAACAGCCGCTCGCGTGAAGCGGCAAGGCGATTGATCAGACCTTGCCCTTGTGAACGTCAACGCCGCCGGGAATCAGCGTTCGGCCTACATCCGGATACCCGAGCACGTCGAGGATATCCGTCTGGCCCGCTTCATCATCAAGCAGCGAAGTCGGGAGATGGATCAACCGCCCGCCGAGTTGTTCTTCAAGCCAGTGTGTCGCGCTGACATACATAGAAATGTAGTGAGCGGCCGCAAGTTCTTGATCGCCGATTCCGATCGATGGGTACAGATGTGCGAGCGGAGACGGCTTAAAGTTCGGCCCGCAGATCGGCGTCGATTCGCAAAGCGGATTCGTGTTGCTCCAAGATTTCGCGAGATCGCCCGACCAATCATCGAATGTCTCGCCGGTATCGCGTTGAAGGGAAACGAAAAGAATCTTCCCATCGTATCGCTGATGCAACTCGTGTACATAGTTCAGATGATAGAACCCGGCGTCTCCGTGGACAGCATCCGGCCGCTTGACTTGGTCCGCGACGAGATGGTCGAACAAATCCAGTTCATGCGATAGACCTCCAGACCACGCCGCTCCCTCGAGGCCGCGTTCTTTCGAGATCAGCGTTGATTGTTGCTGATTCAGGAAATGTACGAACGAAGCGATGCCGCAAGCGCCGGCTCCGAGAATGATGATGATCATCGACGCAATTCTCCGAAAACATATCCGATGCGAAGACAACCGAGACAGCACAGCACGAGAAGGAAATGGTGAAGCGTTGTCGTGATCATCGATCCGGCCCCCCTTTATCGAAGCGGATGATGTCGTCGAGCCGAACGGTCTTGCCCGGTTGTGCGAAATACAATTCAAGCAAAGTGCCCGGCTTGACGACTCGGAAGCGGTGCCAGATCATCGGCTCGATGACAAGACAAGCCCCTTCTCCCAACAAAATAGATTGCATCGGACTCTCAAGCGGATGCAAAAAATAGCGGTTCGTTTCTTCATACTGCCATCCGAGCGGGTCTTGCCGCGAGCATTGATTGGTCGGCCCCCACCATTCAACAATTAACTGCGCATCGACGCATTGAAACGTGTTGGCGCGCTCTTCATGAAAGTGCAACGAGCAACGCTCACCGGCGACAACCCGCAGATCAGAGAATGAGAAGCCGTCGTCGTTGAAGACGTGCCGGACTTTGCCCCAGTTCTTATCGGCCCATTCCGGAGACATGTTGCGCGCCATATCTTCGTGAAGGAACTTTTCAAGTTTAGTGCCGGCAGTCGCCGCCCCCGGACCATCCTCTGTCCCGATCGATGTAGCCGCCTCATACATGTCCTCAACGTCGGCGTCTTCCGAACCGCTCATGTCGTTGCCGCAATTCGGGCACATCACATCGGTGCAACGCGTGCGATTGCACGTCGCTTCTGACGAGCAATGCGGGCATGTGAATGTGAATACGTCGGTTGTCGCCATCTTACTGATTCTCCGGATTGATCCTCGAATCCTCCCAGCGGAACACGCTTCCGCCGGCAGTTATGATCCGCTTCACTGTGTCTGACCAGATCGCTTTACGATGCCGTACCGTCTTCGCAACTTGCCGGCGGAAATCGGGATGATAGCGCGCGGCTCCATTCCATTCGATCCCGGTCGTCACGATCTCCCGATGCCCCAGGTAGAGCAAGTAAGCGATTAGAGAATCCGAGATGCTCCGGCATCGACCGAAGAACGGAAGTCGGCGCGAATTCTCAGCAACGTAAGGATCGGTGTGTAGGCAATAGGTGATCAGCTTACATTTCGCCGCGCTGATTGCCGGCGCGAACGTCGTATGCGATCGGAAGCAATGCAGATCATTCGGCCCCGGCTTGATCGGCGGGGGCGTGACGTGCAGGAAGTTCGGCAGTACGATCGCATCGGCTCGACGTAAATCGCTGGCGTCAAGCGATTCGAAAGCCGGCACATCATTCACGGCCAGCCAGTCGGCACGATCGCACATCCTGATCGCTTCTGAACAAGCCGCGATCTTAAATTCTGATGATGCCGGAATATGGGTCACTGACGAGCCTTTCCCAATTACCACAACCGGAATCTCGCACGCAGTTCTTGAACGTTTCCGCAGAACCTTTCCCATAGATCAACTCGAATTCTTCGTACCATCGGCCAGAGAATGGGCAGGCAGCGTATTTCTCGAACCACGGACCGCCCTCGGTGTAGTGAAACAGTATTGCCTTGTATTCATCATGGCACATGCTGAGTCCGCTTTCACCTTCGATCGGCTTGCTCAATCCGATCGCTTTCTTCGGTTCCAAGCAATGCCACGCCGCCGGCAGTTCGCCAATCTCGTCAGTCGGAATATTCGTGAAGCCGTGGAGCAATGCCGGCGATTCCTTCTCGACAACTTCTTTCGGCCAATACGGCTCAAGTCGCTCGCAATGCAACAGCATCACAGCAGACCACAGCTTGCGGAAGTATGCGTGTTGTCGCTGGCCGTCCATCTTCGATGACGATGACGGAACGTAGAAGTGAGGAACGACCGCGAGCGCGTGCTGCGTCATGTCCAGAGAATTCGACAGCGAATGCAGATCGTAATCGGCGCTTTGATCTTCCGCGCCAACTGGCGAGGGCTCTCTCAACATCAACACATCGCAATCCACGAAGAGCGCCAAGCCCTTGAACCCGCACAGCCACGGAACGAGAAACCGAGTGTATGTGAATTCAGTTGAACCTGGCCGCCCATCGGGCGTGAATCCGAACTCCGCACAGAGTTCTTTCGTGAGAAACACGATCTCATAGCCCGGCATGCATCGCCGGAATGAATGCGCGGCGACTTCCGCTGCGATCATCTCGCGCGAATCACAGCCGATGAATATCCTTGGGTTGAGCATGATCACCTCAGTGCCTTGGTGATTTGCGCCATCGCCGATCGGCCAGCGATTTGTTTCGTCCGACCTTGAGCGGCGACAACGCATTGAATCCGTTTGTCAGGTAGCGTGGTGAATCTGCACGACGCCTCATCGTCGATCGCTGTCTTGTGCCTGTTCTTCCACGCTTCAATGATATTCACCGCGACGGCATCAACGACCGTGCGTGAGAACTTCTCCGGCTCCACAGAGTTCACTTGAACGGCGAGTAACGCATCAACGATGTCGACGGTCTCCGCGATCTCCGCGGCCGTCATAAAGTGGGCTTCGATCTCGTTCAGCATTATTCATACCCGAGAGTTTCGGCGAGCCGCATCAAGCCCGCTCTGGTGAATTTGTCGATCTCACCAACAAGATCAATGAGCCCGCCCAAAGCATGGGCCGGACCTTCGTTCCGATTCTGATCTGCCCCGTCGAGATGCCATTCCTTCAAACCGAATGGGGAAAGGCACCGCATACATTCGATGCGATCTTCCAACTGATACCAATCGTCGCACATCGACAACAACAGGCTATTCCAGTAGAGATAGAATTGAGCCGCTCGCTTGATCGGCGAGTCATGCTTATTGATCGGCACGACGGCACACAGCCAATCGTGAATCTTATCCGGATGGATCGCGATCGATCGGATGCAGGCGACCGGTTCCCGAACTTGCAGTATCAACCGATCGACCCGGTCTGGATTCCGCTCTCGGAACAGCCACATCCAATCGACGAGCCCATCTTCCCCGCCGGCGCTTTCGTGCTTGATGTGCTTGCCAGCGTTGCGAAGCGCCGTACAGATGAATTTCGTACCGCTCCGCGGTGTCCCTGTCACGACAAGCGGGCACAGTCTTCCGTCGCCGCCGTATGGTGGTTTCAGATCGATCATCGATAGAGTCCCCAGAGCATTAGCATCATTGCAACCGTGGCCAAAAGGAACATGCCGATCAGCGCGAGACGTCGTTTCGTTTGCTCACTCACGTTCGATCTCCCCGCGCAAGAATCGCCAGCACTTACCCGCCAGCATCTCAGCCGGCTCCCATTGCCAGTACGCCAGATTCGCCAGCCATTGAAGAACTGAATCGTGATCCGCCTTGAATGGATTCAACACGTCCTGCAACCGTTGACTGCTGATCGGCCGCGCGACTCCGTCTCCAATGACGACCGCCGGCACGCCATGACAGATCGATTCCACGGCCGCGTTGCTCCCGAACGTCACGATGCAATGCGCAGTCGTGTCTGTGTAATTCGGCAGGCTGTCTTTCGGGGGACTGAATCGGAATCCGGGAATGTCGATACAATCCTTAGCTTCCTTCGATGACGGCTTTGGACGGTACACGAGGGTGAATTGCCCTTTCGTGATCTCTTTCAGCTTATTCATGATCTTCGTTGCGTACGCGGTCGATTCGCCGAGTTCGTGCCAGTTGTTGTACTTTTGAGAAGATCCGCAAAAGACGACCGTATCACCATCATCGCGCTGCCACGGAACGACCGGAACGCCAGTCTTAAGCCAACGATCAGGCGATCTCTGCGGTCCGGTGCATAGCCGCTCGGTAGGTTGGAACGCATCCAGCGACACACGCCAGAATCGCGTATTCAAAACTCCGCCGCGGAGCCGCGTGTAACCCTTATCGAGTATCACGCATCGCTTGCCGGCCGCTTGGTTCGCTTGCCATGTCGGTAGCGATTTGTCTTTGACGCCGACGACGATGATCACGTCGAGGTCATCGATTACGGTCGCATCTTTGTGGATGTCGAGCAATCGAATCTCGTCGCCGCACGCTGTCACGCCGGGTCCGAAATGCTCGAATAGCCCCATGTCGTAGCGCTTGCCGATCGATGCGTAGAAACCGACTTTCATAATTCGTGCCACCTTTTCAAAAGCCACTTCACGAATCCCGGAACACGAATCGTGATCCACCCGACGCGCCGGCATTCTCTGCATGGGTGAAAGCGGCCCGTGTTTAGCGACAACGTCGCCTTGCGTTGATAGGCGGCGTGACAGATCGGGCAAGGCATGTTGTGATCCGCGGCCGGACTACCACCATAATCATTCACTTTGATTTCCACGATTGGCAATGGCATTATTCGTCCAGTCTGAAATGGAAAAACGTTTTGTGATTTCGGCTCGTTATGATGAAGTCTTCGCGACGCTCGACACGGTATCCCTGCCGTTCGAACGCGTCGGACATTTCATCCTGTTCAAATTCATTGATGTGCCAGCGTGATCCGTTCGGGTCCGGATTGACCACGTAGACGTCGCGGATTGATCGGCGGCGTAGATCACCGATGACACGCTCGGGCCACGGGATGTGCTCCAAAACATCTACCAACAGAGCGGCATCGAAATCGAATTTGCTCAGTCGATGCGCTGAGCCGACATGAACCGGCACGCTGCGTTGTTTCGCGCATTGAATCGCTCTCGTGTCGCGGTCGATTCCGAATGCCGGCGTCTTGCCGTCCAGATTAGACGCATGCAGGTTGATGACGCCCGACCACACACCATCTCCGCATCCGATGTCGACGATGGAATCATGATTCTTCGATCCGACATAGCAACCGACCCAATCGATAATCACTCGGAATTTCCCGCTCTCGTAATGCTTCCAATGGTACTCGCCTTGCTCCGAATATTTCGTGTAAGGCCAAGCTCCATCGGGAAACGTCGCGATCGCATCCGCTCCGGCCGTCCATACGATCTTGCCGCCGAGTTTCAAGAGATAAGTTTGTGCCGCGTTCGACTTGGCAAGCGCTCGCCGCAACTTGCCGGGCGGTTCTTCTTCGAAAAGCACGGCCGGAGACCCAGCGATCAGCAAGCGCCGCGCTCCGGACAGTACCCGCAGTTCGGCACCCTGCACGTCGATCTTCAATAGATCGGGGATCGGCAACCCGAGCGAATCCAGCGTCACGCCCGGCACTCGCGGTCCGTTGCCGCCTATCTGCAAGTTGCCGGTATTTCCATCAACCGGGTTATCAATCCGAGTCTCGCCGTCTTTGGCTGTGATCGCACTCGCAAGCGTGGTAACGTTGTCCAGGTCCAGCGTGTTGCGCACGAGGCATTCGTAATTCAGCGGATGCGCTTCGATCGCGTAGACTTGCTTGAATTGTGCCGCAAGTAATCGTGTATGGATGCCAACGTGAGCCCCGACCTCAATGCAGACATCGGAGCCGGCGACGTCAAGGGAATAGACGATCGCCGCGGCAATCCGATCCGTCTGATACTGAGCGACCTTGATTCCCTTCCGCCGGCACAATTCCTCAAAGTGCGTGTCGGCATCCGGAAAGTACAGCCCGTCGATTTCTTTCATTCCTGCAAATTCCCAATGCGTTTCGAGGCCCGTTCAATAACGATGTTCCACTCTTCAGGCGTAATGTCTTTCGGAAATCTCATATCTACGCCGAGCTTCTCGCCGTTTTCCCTATCGATCGGAATCATGATCTCATCGGTCTTGTCAACTGGGAAGCGATTCATTTCATAAATCCTATTAACACTTCAAGAATGGTTCACCCTTATCGAATCCTAAATCGTCGGGCGCGTCATCGCATCGAAGCAAGATGGCGTCTCCAAGGTGAACATGATCGATGACAACTCCATCATCATCGTGAACCGGTTTGGCTTTAGCAAATATCCAGACCTCGCAATGCATCTCGCTATCTTCGATCCGTCCTGCAAGTTCCCGCAGTGCCTCCGCGATTCGAATGCGATCGGACATTGGATTCCACCTCAATGGCATGTGTGATAAGATCGGGCGAGCCGGCGTTGGTACCGGCCCGCCCTAACAATCGCCACTTTCGAGGAGCAGCGATCATGTCTGAGAAACAATGCAAAGTCTGCGAGCAGGTCAAGCCGCTCGATGAGTTCCACCGCAACTGCAAAATGCGCGACGGACGTTTGAACGAATGCAAACCGTGTTTGCTGCTCCGCAGTCGACGCGAATACCAAACGCCGGGCAAACGAGCAACGGCCATCTATTCCACGATGAAGCAACGCGAGCGGAACAGCGACGGAAAGAATCCAACGTATGCCGATGTCGAGATCAGAATCAGCCGCGACGATTTCATCGCGTGGTTCGTTGCATCTTGGCCGATCTATGTGTTTGACTTCGGTGATCGACAACCGAGCATCGATCGAATCAACGGCGGGCATTATGAGTTCGGTAACATTCGGCTGATACCGCTTGCCGAGAATTCGCGGCTCGCACTGGGGAACCACAACGTACATGCACCCGACGGCATGGCTTGGTGTGGCACGTGCGAAACTTATAAATTGCGGTGCGAGTTTCATAAGAATCGTTGTCAAGTTCACGGACTGTGTCATCAATGCAAACCGTGCGAATCGAAACGGAACAAACTGAGGCGCGCTACTTCATAATTCCGAGCTGTCTTCCATGAAATCCTTTTCGGTGGTGTACAAACTCCCGCATCGGAGTCAGCGGAATCACGTTCGTCGATCGGCCGTCAGTCACCAGATCGATAGAAATATCCTGATAGTGATCCGCTATCAGAGTTCCGAAGATGAACCCATCGTCCCAGCGATGCCAAGCCAAGTATCGACGGCTCGTGTATCGATGCATGTACCGACTGATGAATTCGAGCCCGCCGTCTTGCAGATCGAAGCACACGACCCCAACTTCCGGCGCTTCGCGTTTCGGACCCTTGAAATACGCGATCGCTTTGCCTCGCAGAAATTTACTCGTCAGATTCCGGACGCTCATCGGTGCAAGGAATCGGCAATCGATGTCACACCAAACGAGATATCGGTGCTGTCCGGCACTCGCCGCGCGATAGAGAGTGACGACCTTGCGGAACCATCGGCTGGCGTTTCGATTCATCCACTGATAATGGCACTTGCTCGCGGCCCACTTGTAATTCGGCCCTGGCGACTCTCGCTTGTCGATCGATCGATGTCGCGCGTGTCTTATCTCTTTCCCGTCCGCGTCTTTCGTATCTGGACAATCGCACGGCTTCATATTGCCACCTAGATATTCGGGAATCACATCCGCATTCTGACGTAAGAAGGTGGCGAGCATGTCATCGGTGTCGAGGTCATGAATGATGAAATGCTGCGTCGCGCCGATCTCGATTCCCTCAAGGCCCATCCACAGCTTGTGCCCGGATTTCGCGTGTTGTTGGCCGAACGAAGAAACGAACTCCGGGCCGCTCACTTCGAACAGATCGAACGATGCCGTCGTAGCGAAAAGAATCTGGTCTTCGATCATTGCGAAAGAAACTCCATCAACTGGACGAATCCGACAACCAACAGTACGGCACCGATCCGCAACCCCCATGTGATTGAGAAGTCTGACAGCGATGGCCCGTGGCGATCGGCTGCGCGACATTGATCGCAGCGCGGCCCGTAACGATCGGATGCGTCAGAACCCACGGCGGATGATGATGTCCGCAGACATGAGTAACATTCAAATGTGTATCTAACGCTCATCGTTTCACCGGTATCCTTGCCTTGAGTTCTTTCCACGCGGAGCCGTTCGCCATCTCGGAACAATTCCATTGTGACGCCGCGATCTGTTGCGCCCACTCTATCATGGTCATCGTCGGCGGAGTCGGTTCGGTGGGGAACAGCTTCCACTCCCCGCAAGAGACCGGCCACGCCGGGCAATCGTCGGATTCAACGAACGTTGGGATTCCACGGATGACGGTTTGCACGGCCGCGTTGGATGAATAGACGAACGCAGTCCCGATGTCCCGCAGGTCTTCAGCGATATCAACGTGCGTTGAGAACGTGACATCGTGCCCGAAGAACCGCCGCGTCCATTTCGCCTGCATCGGAAAGCGGCGAGCATCTTTGAAGATTCTAGGATGCTGCCGGAATCTGATCTCGCCCGTGCAATTACAGATTTCGCGGAGCCGTTCTACGAGATCGCGGTACATGCCGACGAGATTGACATCCCAGCACGAGACGCCTTGATCCGGCTGTCCGATGATGATGATCGGCCGCGTGGTGTCGATGATCTGCGGTTTCTGAATTCGAATCGACAGCCCGTGGAATCTCTTGAGGTTGTTCGTAGGGAGCAATGCGGTGCGCTTGAAGCCGTTCCAGCCGAGTTGATAGTAAACGCTCTTGTCGAATCGGGTGAACCCGCCGTGTCGGTCGGCTTTGAATCCATCACGCATCTCCGCATCCGCTTGCGTGTGGAAGAACCCGGAATCGATCACGAGTATCGGCCGGCCGACAATGCGGCTTCGGTCCCATATCTCGTGTCGGCGGATCATCTGTTTTGTTGTCTTGTCTGCGGGGTTCGGAGCGCAGATCATCACGGCGACGTCCATCAGGTCGAGCGCTTCGATTGGATCAGCCAACCGCAGATTGTAGACGTTCTCATCGTGCCTCTCGAATCCGGCGCGCAGGCAATCGAGGATGTAATCCCCGCGCGGCGTCGGCTTCGTTTCACAGAGGGCGATCTTCACAATGTGATGTTCCTTGCTTCGATCATCAGATTGAGAATTTGCCGAGCTGCGTCGGCGTTGTAGTCTTCGCTGTCTTCACATCGATCAACTACGATGCGCGCAAGATGTTCAATCGCCTCTTGCAATCTGACAGCCGATGCGTTGACATGATGCCGCGCTGTCTGATTATCGTCGCATTCTTTCATCGTCCGAATCCTTCATATGCTTCGACGTCGTCCCCGATCCACGTTTCCAGAATCTTCAGCCGCGGATCGGGCTTTCCTCCGCATTGATGCATGTCGCGGCCGACCCCCAGATTCCGTTTGCCGGGCATCCCTTTAATTCCGACCGATCGACACTGCGAAGTCAGGAACGCTTTGCCGCGCAACTTTCGCCGCACGTGAGTCCACAGCGCAAAGTCAACGTGGAACGAATCAGGATGTCTCTTAAAGTGATCGACTATCACGCTTCGGAGCTCACTCCGCATGACCGTCTGACACAACGAGGCGCGATGCTCTTGATGGAATGCCGAGTGCATCCGTTGGCGAACGTTGTAATAGCGCGCGACGTTCTCGCCCCAGATTATCCGATCGCCCGTGGTGATCGTCTCGTGTGCAGCCCACAGATAATCCGGAGCGTACCAGTCGTCATCTTCAATAAAGGCGATCACTGGCATCGTCGCGGCATTCAAGCCGGCGATCAGATTTCGTCTGAACGAGTTCGCCGGCTGCGATTGCGGGTGATGGCGCAAATGGATTTGCCCCATCGTGCAATTCGCCGGCTCGCGCCCATCATCGGAGACGATCCACTCGACGCCGAACTTCGAACTCCAGTGGAACAGCGCCGCGTCCAATACTTCCGTCTGCTGGGACATCCATCGTTCGCAAAGCGCGAACGCTTCGGGCCGATCGCTCGTGCATGTGATGATGCTAATTCCGGTCATCGTCGATCTCGAAAGCCGGTCAACGGATGACCCTGAGGCCGCTTACCATCCATGAATGGTTCGCCAAGCAACGCTGGGCCCATCCGCTGATCCGGCGCGAAGCACTTTATGCGATATCGCCTTGATTGTAAACCGCGATCTAAGAATAGAGCCCCTTCACGCGAGTCGGCTCCGGTGATCGCTCCGCCATGTACTCGACAGCATCGCGCAAAGCGATCCGCGGGTAGAGCGTCAAGCGGCTCGCCGCCGAACAGTTGTGAATCCGCAATCCGGAATCTTCGAAGTGCAATTTCGTCTTTGCGAAGAACCGCAACAGTCCATCGAACGAGAGATTGTTCCCGGCGGAATATCCGGACCCGCTTTTGATGCCGGCGTTCCACGCGTATTCTTTTCCCGGCTTCATCTTGAGATCGACGCCGAGCAAAAAGATCGTGCGGAAGCCCAGCCAATAGAGAATATAGATCGCTGAGAACATCACAGAGCGGGTCTTGTTCCTGTCACCGCGACCACGGCTCCATTCATAACCCCACGGAGGTTTCGGCCGCGTGAGGAAATTCGAGCCCGTGAACGAATCGAATTTGTAATCGTAGAAGTAACAGCGTGGATGCTTTCGCGCTTGCGGACCGCCGCGCTTCAGTTCATCGTCTCGATCCGCTCGTCGCGTCGGCTTCACCCGCCACGAATGCCGGATGAACTTCATGACCGCCGGATCGCTGAAGATTGATGGATGAAAGTTCGACAGTTGATCGACGCTAAACCAGAGATGCGGACGGATGCGTATTTCCGGATTGCCTGCAACCGCGTTCATCGCCGCCATCATCACGCCGCGTCGATCGAGGATCGAAAGGTCTTGAGTCTTCAGCGATGGACCGCCACCGATCAAGAAACACGCACGATTGCGGAACGTGCCATGCAGGCAATCCGCCGGCTCGTCACGTCCATTCGCGAGCCAACCCTTCGATCGATGCTGCGATGGGTGCCAGAATCCGGGGATGATCCCGTCCGACCGAATTTCCGGCTCGTTTGTTACAGATTTGTTACAGCACTCGCGGCTCTGAGAGCCGCTCTGAGACGCCGGCGGCGGATGCGCCGGATCAATCGCGGTCACACCTTCCTGTCGGCCCTCCGCGAAGAGCGGCTTTCCGATCAGCAGATTCGGGGCTTGGCGGATTGTAATTCCGGGTATATCCAGATCGTTCATCCGTCGGCTTTCCTATCTTGCCATGCTTGCCGATAATTTACGGGATAATTTGCGGGATAATTGACAATGCTCGCCAGCGTTTCGCCGGCTCCGGTAGCGGGCATTCGGCATCGGCCCATTTCGTTTTCCTCTCGACGTAACAGCCGCATGATCGGCATCGCAGAGTCTTCGGATCGAGCAAGTCGCATTCTTCGCACAATGCCAGCCGCTCGGCAGCAATCGCCGCCGGCGCTTCAGGGGAGCCGGCCGCAATGTGGTTTCTGTGCGCGATCATGAATGGGCGCGCGGATGCGTACAATGACGGCGGGTCTTGATCCGCGAGTTCTCGAATCCATGCATCAAGGTATGTCTCTCGAGTGACAGATTCATGAATCGGGGCATCCGGATCGCCGCGGCAAATCGAGTGCAACTCCGGACCCATTTCTTTTCGCCACACCGGGCACTTGCCGGGCGATTCACATTCGCAATTAAACATGTCGATCTCAAATTGGTTCGATCGTGCATGGCACGACCCGAATTTCACCGATGAAATCCCCATCGCCAAACGGCTCGCTGCAATCCCACAACGGACAACACGCGAAAGCAGACGGAATCCAATTCACGCCGTTCCAGGTGAATTGACATGTGCCGCAACCGCCCTCCGATCCGCTACCGAAACTGATCGAATCGGTGAGCGTATTCGCGCTAAATTCTGAAGGCGAGATCGAGGCTGTTCCGGACTCGCAAGACTTCGTTATGCAGAAATCATCGAACGACATCCGGGTCCAGTCGGTATTCGGATCGCCGTCTTGAATGCCCATCATTCCATGCTTGGATGCGTTGATGTTGAAGTCGTCGTCGACGATCAATTCACAACCGCCCGATGGGCCGCGCGCCGTTGCGTAGATCGATGATCCGCACGCGACAACGGTTACCTCATAACACGATCCATTCTCAACCGGCATCGAACAACGGGCGATCTCAGTCCATGTACCATCGGCGTTGAAGCGGTACAGCCGAAATGAGTTTCGGCCGTCGCTGATCAGCAACGCTCCCCAGCCCGTCAATGCCTCACCGCAACCTGACATCCGGAACGCGACGCCGCCGATCGCAGTCCCCTCAAACGGATCGGAACCCTCGATCGGCATACAGACATTGAGGCTGACAGTCACGTCCGAACTGCCGCAACCCATCAACTCGATTCCGCGGCCGCAATTGAGACGCGCTCGATTCTGGAAGATCGTGAATTGACTATTGATCTTTCCGGGAGTGCCACACCCCGCTGAGCCGGATGCCCAATCGCATTCACAACACCACGTTCCTACTTCCGGTTGATGCGGATTCCCGAATCCAGCGCCGGCCCCGCATAGATTGCGATCGTCAACATCGGTGAATGTGTCGAGCCCGCAATCGCATGGAGGGGTGCCGGTATCGGTCAGACTCCGCGTCGTCGTCAACGTGCTTGAGAATAAAGGCGGTGGCGGTGAGATCGACGCTGAAAGCGACGGCGGTTCGAAATCAGAGCCTACCGAGAACGATCCGGAATCAAACGGCGGATCGGGATCGATCGGCGGAAGCGGCCGCGGTGGGAATGGCACAACGGGAAACGCCGGTGGGAATCCGGGGGCGTTGCCGTCCGTCTCTGTCTCCACTGGATTATTGAGATTCGAACCACCGCCGGCGATCTCCGCGAAACCGGGGGCGAGAACGTACATTGTGTGGACGCCGTCGCTCCGTACATACAGCTTCTGAAAGTTCGGCCCTGCCGAGCCGAAGAACAAGCCGGCGACTTGATCGCACGTGTCGTCTGCCGGTACGTTGACTTGAATCTGGAATGAAAAGAGCCGGACGTCCGCACTGAGATCGATCCGCTCCATCTCGCCGCGTTCCGGGTTGCCCGGGTGATGACTCACGCTCCGGACTCGACCGAGTACATTGATGATCTGATTCGACTCGCCGTCTTTTATATCCCACGTGATCGTATCGCCCGGCTGCAACTGGAGTCCGTTCAGGAACGTCGTACACTTCAGCGTCCGATTATTGTGAAGCCGGAATGAGAGATAGAATTCGGTAACGAACGCTACGGACGACGCAGCCTGATACGCCCAAAGATCCAGTTCGTCGCGCTTATTCCCGTACGCGATGATCGCGTCTGACGACTTGCGGGCCAGCTTGATTTGAGGGGAAGGAATCGCCAGCTTGAAACGCCCCTCCATCTCCGTCGTGAATTGTTTTACATCGATTTCTTCCATCACGAACGAACCCATCTCACGATTCGATTCCGTGATCGTAATGACGGAGTCTGCGACCTCGAGGACGATCTCCAGTTTCTTGACCTGCGCTTTGCCCTGATCCCAAAAATAGATCAGCGTGGCTTGCGTCGCGAGATCGGAAATGACGTTGTGTAATTCCGTCCGCTCCAATAGGGCGAACGCGAAGCGGGTTGGAATCTCAAGCGCGGCCGTCAAGAACGATGAGTCGCGAACGAACGGCGGAAGAATCCCGCCAAGATATTTCTTCGTGATGATGTCGAGCATGACCATCGCCGGGTTTTCGATCGCCGGCCCGCCAACGACTTCGTTGATGCCGTTCATCGTGACCCATACGTTTTCTTCTTCGAATCCCGCTTGCGTCGGCGCGAACGCGGTTGTGACCGTTGCGATGCCGGGCTCGAGCGCTCCCCGTCCAAGAACGCCGTTGAATGATTTGTCGTCGACGTTGACGCTGTAAAACGACCGATTGTATTGCGCCCAAACGTAACCGCTACCGCCGCCGGGTTGCTGGACGCTGGCGCGCGCTTCGACTCGCTCGACCGATTCGATCGGGTAAAAGTTGATGGCATAAGTCCAGTCGCCTTTCTCGCCGACTGGTGTACCCGGTGGCCAATGCGGAACGATTCCCGGCCAGCGTCCTATCTTCCACCCGGAGCCGGTCACGACGTCGAGATCGCCCTTCTCGATCACGACGATGTTGTCTCCGCGGAACGTCCACATAGATACCATCAGCATCTTGAAGCTGCCGTCTTGCTCCTGAAAGCAGATCGGATGGCCTACCCGACTCTCTGCATCCGGAGGCGGTTCGGTGTAGTCGGGCAGGTCCGACCCTTCGATCATGATGTATTGGATTCCACCGGAGCCGAAGAACCCAACGATGTTTCCGGCAGCGAGAACGGAACCGCGGCCGGTGATCGTCAGACAGTTATCGTCGGGTCCGGTGAAAAACCCCGTGATCGCTTCCCAGAACGTCGGCCATCCGACGATGACGGTGATCGTCGGACCGCAATCGAATCCGCCTTGCGCGCATGTGACGTTTAGGCAGAGTTCCTGATTCGATCCACAGAACGGGAGCGTCTGAATGAGATAACCTTGACCGGGTCGATCGATCACGCAAGCCGGCACGCGGCGAACCGGACGGCCGTAAGCGATCGGGATGATCTCGCCTTCGCATTGTGAGCAATCCACTTCGGGGAAGTCGATCCGGTTCATGACGAATCCGAGATCGCGATTGAAGTGTTGTTCGAATCCGCGGATCACCAAGTCCCAAGCCGGATCATTTTCCCGCCAACTCATCGGAGTCGTGAGCACGCCACCGAAGATCGTGACCGCATCATCGGGCCACGTCGTGCCCTCGTAGAAGAGATACACAAAAGCGTTCTTGCTTTGAACGCCAGGCGACGTGTTCATCAATCCGCGGATCACGCCATCGACGTCAGAAATCTTGATCGGCATCGACGCTTGCTGATCGATCCGCCCGCCGCGCATTTCCAACGACGATTGCCCGAACTTGAGAATCCGACCTTCTGCGATCACTGGCGATGTCAGCGCTTCTTCAGCGTAGAACTTCGTACCCGTCGTGCCGGTCCAGTTGACCTGAAGAATCAGCCGCGGGAACGCGCCGGTGACTTTCGCGCCTTCCGTCGCGGCCGCGGCTGTGATTGGTCGCGTCATTTCGGCGGTCGCCTCACTTCAACCCTCTTGCACGGATCGCCGTCGTCATAACACACATTCGGCTTGCCGATGCAAGTTACCTCTTCATCAAGGGGACCGATAACCAACCCGCATAAAGTCGCCGCCATCTTCGCATGGTCCGTTCCGCCGGTCGACCAGATCACAACTTGTCTGCCAGCAGTCATCGCCTCATAAATCGTTTCGAGCATCGCGCGATTGATATTTGGTACCTCGCCGTAGTGTTCTTCACCTTTTCGTGGAACTCTGCCAGCCTTTCCCGGCCACATTAGAAGCGTACCGTCAACGTCGACAAACAGCATGCCGGAGTCAGTGTTCGATTTCGGAGTCACGTCAACCATCAGAATACCCTCGGTGTTCCCGTTCGCTGGATTTCCAGATTCATCATGTTGAGCAAGTTCGCCGCATCGCCCGGCGTCAAACGCTCCGACACGTTCATGACGATGTTGACCGCCCCACCCGACAAGCCGCGGCCGGCTCCGCCAACGAGACCCGGGTCGGCAAAGAACGGACCATCTCCCGACAACCCGACGAACGGAGGTGGAGGCAATCGCCGGAGTTGGGCGATCTGCTGCTGCAGGAAGTCGATCTGTCTTGCGATGCGCCGGCGGGAGCGGAACGTGTCGACGAGCCCCATGCTGTTTTGCAAGAGCGCGATCTGATTTTGAAGTTGAATCATCTGGCCGGTTCGCGATCCGAGAAACCGGGACAGATTCGCGAATGCCTGTTCGATCGTCGGCGCTTGACCGCCTCCGCCCCCGCCTCCGCCACTTGGAGCGGCCTGATTGATCCGCTGGCCGAATCGCTCGACGTGCCTGCCGGCGTTGCGGAATGATTTATTCAACGTCTGCACCGTGCGATTCAGGCCGAACGTGTTATTGAACAAACTCTGAAGCCGTGCATCGAAGCGAGCAAGTCGCGCGGCTTGCTGCTGTTCTCGCAAGAATTCGCGATCGCTTTGCGAACCCTTGCCGCGGATCAATCGGAGCATACGTTGCCGTCGCTCTTGCGCTTCCTTCTCTTTTTGCATTTGTATCGCGCGCTGCTGCTCGTTGTTTAAGTCGCGGAGCGCATTCTTAAAATCATCCGAGTTTAGCTTGCCGGCATCCAATTGCTTTCGTAGCTCGGCGATACGTTTCGCGAAGCGTTTAGCGGAGGCATCCCCGATCTGCCCCTCTTCGCTTAGGCGTTGGATGGCATCGGCGAATCCATCAAGCGTTGCCTTATTGGCCTCCATCGCGGCTTTGGTCTGTTCAATCTTCTGTTTTTCTTTCTCGCGCTCTTCGTTAATTGCTTTGATCGCAGCGAGAGCCCGCCGGAGAATCGCCTCACGATCTTGACCCTTTGCCGCTTTCGCTTGCGTCGCCGCGGCCAAGTTGTCGCCGGCTTTCCCGCCCCGGGTTTGGAAGAATCGGAACAACTGATCGCGACTGCCCTTGTCAGCGACCGTGCGCGCAGTACCGAGACCGGGGAAGCGTTCTTCCAATCGGGACAGTTCCGCACCGCTTACCAGGCTCTCAACGCCCTTCTGTTCTCTTGCGAGTTTAGCGGCCGCTTCTTTTTTCTGAGCGGCCACGGCCTTAGTGAGAAGGTCTTGCTTTGCTTGCTCCTCATCCATCAGTTTTATTTTGAAGTCGCTGACGTTCTGAGCGCCCTTCTTTTCTTCAAACTCGCGCTTTCTTCTCAAGTCTTTAAGATTGTTTTCAATTCTGTTCTGCATCTCCAAAACAATCTGCAACCGTTTCTCAGTGGTCGCTTTTGCTAAGTCCAACGCAACCTTGCCGCTCGTTTCTTGCCCGGCCAACCCGATCACGGCTCCCACTGCTCGATCGCCGACGCCGAGAGTCTTGGCCTGCGCTTCGTCAGATTCCTTTTGTGCATCCGCCAATGTCGGCTTTAACAGTCTTCCGGCTGTTTCCTGAGCTTTGATATCGGCGTCGATTTGTTTCAGCGTTGCATCGACTTTGGCCTGTCTGTTCGCGATCCTTTCTTTTGGCGGTAGCTTTTTATCTTCTTCTTCTTTTTTCTTTTCAGCTTCTTCTTTCGCACGCGCAAGTTCGGCGGCTTCTTCTTTTTCAAAATCGCCCAATAACCGGTTTCTGAACTTCTTCCCTTCTCTTGCGATGCCGCGTGCTACTTTGTCGAATTGTTCTAGCTGCTCTTTTGCCGACGACGCCTCTTTTCCGAAGAGTCCCATAACTTCCGTCATAGCGATCATCGCGGGAACCAATCCAATTACGATGACCGCTTTCAGCGCCACAGAGAGCAATACCATCTTGCCGCTCAACAGCGACGTTTTGCCGATCAGTGCGAGGAACACGCCGATCAACTGAGGAATAACAACGGTGATCAATCGCATGAAGGACGCAATCACTCCGGCCTTGATCGCTGGAATAAGACCGGTAAGAATCGCCGCAACTGTCGACCAAATTGCAGCGGTCAATGCTATAAACGCATTCGTCACACCGAGTAGCCCGGTGATCTTGAGTGCTAACAGCATTCCCATCAGTTGCGGATGCGCGAGCATAAATTCCGTGATCGGCCGCATGAATGCCGATGCTGCTCTGAATACTTCCAGGAACGTCGGTGCCAATTCGGAAAGCCCCTTTGCGGCGGTGACAGCGAACTCCGCGAGTAATTTCATTGCACCCGCGATACGCGTCGCGATGTCGGCCGCGTTCAGATCAATCCATTCCTTCATCCCTTTTTGAAGTCGCTGGAAAGTCGGCGCGAGTTTCTTCCCGACTTCGATCGCCACGGCGTCGACTGCCGACTTGAGCAGATTGAATTGACCGATCAAGGTTTCCAGCTGCGCCTTCTGAATGCGTTCTGCGATACCGGCGGCATCCTTCAATCCCTGCGAGAAGTTTTCCAACTCATCGACGTTAGCGGCAAGCACAGCAAGCATCGCCGGACCGCCGCGCGTGCCGAACAACTCTGCGGCTATCGCCAATTTCACATTCTCGTTCGCCGCATTCTCCATTCCTTTACTGATCTTGCGGAGTTTCGTAAATAACGGATCGATTGCTTTGACGCCGAGATCACGCAGAATCTTCGCTGCTCTCGACGATGGAGCGGCGAGCCGAATGAACGCATTTCGCAACGCGGTTCCGCCCAAAGATCCTTGGAATCCGGCGTCGGCCATCTTCGCGAGAATCGCCGATGTGTCTTCCAGCGAAACGCCCACAGCGCGCGCGACAGGTCCGACTGGTTTTAATGCCTCCGCCAGTTGGAGGATATTGGTATTCGATCGTGTGAAGGTGGCGACGAGTGTATCGTTGATCCGCCCGAGATCGCCTGCCTCGAATCCAAACGCTTTCATCGTCTTCGCTGCGATGCTCGCCGAATCCGCAATGCCGATCTGTGCGGCCGTCGCCAATTGCAGAGTGCCCGGAAGCGCTGAGATGATCTCTGTCGTGTTGAATCCGGCGAGCCCCAATTGCTCCATCGCTTGCGCGGCTTGGTTCGCGGTGAACTCCGTAGTCGCTCCCATCTTGAGCGCGGCCGTTTCCAACTGTGCGAAATGCTTTGTGCGGAGCGTATTCGTAACCGCTCCGACCTTCGTCATCGTCCGCTCAAGTTCAGCGAAGCGCTTGATCGATAGTGCGGAAACGGCCGTTACGGCAACAGTGATCCGAGTGGCGGCAGTGCCGATGCCGCGAGCGACCGTGGCCCATTGCCGACCAAGTTCCTTCGTCTTGAGAATCGCGCGATCGAGTCCGCGCACGAAACGATCCGGGTTGCTCGTGATCAGCGCAGCGAGTTCGTGAATGACACGCGCCATTAAGTGACCTCGACTCCCCCTTCGATTCTGAGCCGGACCGTTAATCCCCAATTATTCGGCCGGCGTTGAAACTGCAGTTGAGTGTCGAGAAAACGCGCCGTGTATATCTGGCCGTCGGTGTGTTCATAGGAAAACGTTCGCGACGGCCCATCGGCTTTGTTGAAAAAGAAATCCTGAATCGTCGCCTTCTGAGAATCACTCAGTGCATCAAAGACGAGCGTCCAATCTTGCGCCAGCGTCGACGTCTTTTTGTAAGCGAAGACAGTGTAGTTTGCGGTTTCCGCCATCACATGATGCGGTCGGGTGATCAAGTCTGTCGAGACCGGACCGTTGATTGCGATCGACCCGCTGGCCGAAATGAAGTGAACCCTATCCGCCATTGAATTTCACTCGCTCATGCGTCCAAACGAATCCGCATTTCCGGCAGACCGGTTGATCAAGCGCTGCGTCGAAAGCCGGTACCCATCTGCGCTTTTCTCCCTTGCCTTTCTCCCGCCCGCCGTAATGACACTTTGGGCATTTCAGCGCCGCCGGTTCGAAGAAGTCGATTGCCGCGATCCGCTCCAGGTGATCGCGATGTTTTGCGATCGCTTCGTCGATCGACACGCCTTGCGAGCGAAGCCAATTGAGGTCGTCCGGATGCTTTCGGACCCACTCGCGCCCGTGAAGTTGGCAGTTTTCCCCGATCAATTCAACCCGGATTTTATCGGGGTAGCGTTCAAGCGGGATCGGCTCCATCGCATCGGACCCGCCGGCTTGCAGAATTCGGCGGTGTAATGCCCGTCGCGGCTTCGGTGAATCGTGATGCGGATGATCCGCCAACTCAAGAGCGAACAGCCGATCCGACATCTCCGCTTCACGCTGATCGAGTAGCGCGGCGATTACTTCGCAGGCGGAGAGTCCTCGGATGTCTCTGAGGGTCCACCCTGAGCGGATAAGTCTTGACTCCCAACCGATCCACCAGAATCTGGCGAGTCTTCCGGGTCGGGGTCTGAGCGCATCGTCTGTGTGAACAGCTTGACGATGCGCTCGCCGAAGTTTTTTTCCGCGGCGATCATTTCATCGAAGTCGTTGAATTCCATCACGAGTTGTTTGAGGAACACATAGTCGACCGCGAGTTCCGGCGGGTCTTCAGTACCGAGCATGTCGACGACAAGCAATTCAGAGACGTCATTCAGTGCGTCGATGATCGCGGCAACGAGAATCGGGATCGCCGAGCCCAACTCATCCGGGATCGTCACCGGGGCTGCCAGGGATCCATCCGAGGCCGCCTCTGTTCTCTGATTCCAGAATCTCAGCATCGGCTGTAGCGCCACTTTCAGGCTCTGTTTTCCGATGTGCGCTGATGCCGTCTCCAATACTTTCACCCACGCCGGCCACGATATGAGGCGAACGGTACACTTCGCTCCGCTTGGGAGATCGACGGCTTTCGAAACGATCGGATCGTCTGCTTTCATTGTCGGGAATGTCCTCGTCGTTAAGGGCTAGACACAGCGAACCGAATTCATCGGCCACGCTCAAGAATTCTTCGGACGCGAAATCAGAGAAGTCGATGTGCTCTTGCAAGCGACGGACAACGTCACGGAACTCGTCTGGCCATCGACCGGAATAAGAGCGGAGAAGTTTTCGCAGCGCTTGATTCAAACGCCGCGGCTCGCGATTGTCTTCATCGGTCGCTAGTAGATTCAGGATCACATCATGCGCTTGGCGTGATGCGGGTATAACGTCAGGATGCAGACTTCTCATGTGTACCCCAGTGCTTCACGTTCTTCGGCGAATCGAGACTTTAGAAATGCCACGTCCTTCGCGCTCAAGTCTAGCTTCGCTTCGCTGGCACGAACATGTCGCAAGCGTTTGGTCGTTTTGATGAATGGCAACGTCAAGAGACAGCGCGGCAACTTCTCGAATCGAAGTATGGTTGTCGCTCCGGATTCGCGGACGTAGGTTGATTGTAGAGACCACGTTCCCTCCGCCGTGCCGGATGCGAAGTCGCGAACGGATGGCGATCGCTCAACGATGCTCCGCCGATACAACGATAGGAACCGCTCGCCAGGCTCTCGGATCATGCAGACGATCCGGAACGACTTGAATTCATCCGGCACATCGCGCCGATGCGGGCCATAGAATGGATCGCCCAGAAGTCGACCGCCATGATGCGCCTTGAGGAATCGCGCGATCGAAGTGCTCGCCGTCCCCGGATTGCGTACGAACACGGTTCGATGTTGTTCGCAAATTACCATCCTGTCGATCTCGTTGCGCTCAGTCGCTCAGTTGCAATCTGCCGATCAATTCTCCATCCGTCCGCTCGTCGTCGACGAGACCGCGGAATTGAACCGACATGATGCGATCTTCGTCGGCGTCATGATTGATCGCAATCTCGCCGATGGGTGTTGCACGGTACAGTTGCACCCGCTTGTTCGCATCGGCCGCCAGGAGCGGAGTGACTTTCAAATCCTGCGCAGTGTAGAGATAGCCGCCTGTGCGTCCGATGCCGAGATAAGGCGTGTTTCCCGACCCGAGCGTCAATTGATCGCGGCCGGGATCGTAGACTTGCTCAAGCGTCGCTTGCGTCCATTCGGCCAGCGGAGCGGTGACGCCCACCTCGTCGCCCGTGTGGATCATGTCGACGGCCGACGATCCGTACTCATCGACCATCCGCGCGCGATTCTGCGGGGCGACAGAGACCGAGATACCGCCCTCAGTGTGCCCAATATTGACGTCGGCGAGAAGGAATTGAGCCGGCCCGCCGGTGAGGAATTCGGTGTCTCGTGCCATCGGGAATATCTCCGCTCAGGGACTATGCGATCTCGTGAGCGAAGCTAACCATCCGCCGGTTTCGTGTCAATCGCGAAAAGATATTAGGCGGAGCGATGCCGGAATTACGAAATGAATGACGACCTGCGCGGTCGAGATCACTTCAGCCCGGCCGACTTCGATGAGGTTCTCAAAACGCATCTGAGTGATCTTATAATTCGACGTTTCGATTCCGGCAGGCCGATTGTGTGGAATCTGCCAACCAACTTCAAGCGCTCGCATGATCTCATCAGCGTCGTCGTGATCCGCCGAGTACACGTTGAACGTCAATTGAGGGCGGTACAGCCCGATGCCGGATAGTTCGGAAACTACGCCGAGCGTGACGTCAATGATCAGCGCCGGGAAACTCAGCTTAACGGATGGATTGGATCGATGAATATTCGATGAGCCGATGACGTCGGTAATCTCAGAATCACCATCCATCTCGTTGATCATCTTCTTCCATATTTCCTTCGGACTCGCCATTGCCGATAACCTCGATTTCTGATCCGACTTCAACGATCAAGTCTTTTAGCCGTTGCAGATCATCATTCCAAGGCCAATCGGCCGCGAGCCGCTCCGTGATCTCACCAGCTTCCGCAAGAGCATCGATCGCCCTCTGATTGCGGATTACGAGCGTCAACTTCAGCACGGAATCCAGAATCCTTTTTTTAGGTGACCATGCCAGCCACAGCCGCCATTCTCCGCCTTGTGAAAGAGGGACGGTGACAGCGTGACTGGGTCTTCTGACTCGCAAGTCCACCCCTTGCCGCCGCGGTGAACCGGAATCCATGATTCACGACCGCATCCGGCGCAAGTGATCGCGAAGCCTTGTAGCACGCCGTCAATGTGCCGGGGCTCCACAGACCCCGGGCTCGACGCCATCCGCTTTGATGTCTTCAACGATGATCGCTCGCATCATGCTCGCCGCTTCCGATTGAATTGATGATCGCAACACTGGCAGATCACCAGATATGGTTCTGCCGGATCGCCTTCGTATTCAGCCTGCCATCTTCGATGGAACAGACGACACCAGATCGCCGCGAATAATCCTCTGGGATATAGCATCATCTCAGTGGCCTCACCGCTTTCGTTATCTCGCCAATCGCCCACGGCTTGATTGCCATGAACGCCGGCCGGAGCCATGGCATTTGCTCTTTCGTTGCCCCTTTGACGAATCTGCCGCGATTACGAAGCCGGCCTTGTTCATCAACCGTGAATCCTTCGAGTCCTGCCATCTTTGCCGGCCACACTTTGATCGATTCCATATCCGTAATTTCAGCGCCGGTGCCAAGCGCCTTGACTTGCCCGCCGGCGATCCGCTCCGTCCCGAATTCGACGAATACCGCGTGTGGAACATTCGAGCCGACTTCAGTGGTGATATGCCCTCTGAAATCGATAAAACTGTTATCGATTATCCGTTGCGAGAGAGTGCCTTCATCAACCGGTACGCGTTTATTCGCTTCACCATGCCAGCGCTTGCCGATTCGCTTGTGAGCGCGTAGCAGACGGGGCGGAAGTTGCGTCTTCCACTTCTTAAGCGACGTCACGAGCCGATTAAGGTCTGCGCTGAACTGTCGACCGAGAGTGACTTCCATGATTTGAGATGCGCTCCGTTCCTGCGGTAGAATTCCTTCGCGCCGCGTTTCAATTGGGCGATCGCCGCTTCTCGCCGCGCTCCGATGCAATAATGATACACCAACGAGAATCGCGGGTCAGCCTTGCAAATCCACTCCGCCCCCAATTGAACCCGGAAAGGCCGTTGCTCCGGTCGCATCGAATGCCAAGCGCGGGCCAGCGGACCGGAATCGCCGATGCCCTTCCGATTCCATCGCTCCGGATCGGCGTCAAACTTTTGTGCGAGTCGGGTTCTCCAGCGAATGCATAAGTCAATTGTGCGCGGCGTGTTGCGGATCAAGAAAGTTCCCGGCCTCCAGACCTTCCCGGCCGACTTCTCGATCTTTCGGATGCCGAACTCAATTGGAGCGTCAAGCTGTGGTACCGACATGAACAGGCAATCGGCGTCGACGACGATCAATTGATTGTCCGGGTTCACGTGCATTGCATCCAACACGAATTGCGGCCGCATACACATATTCAGCGACCAATCCCCGGTTGACTCCGGGCGCGCGATCCATGTTCGCAACCCGAGAATGTCGCACGTCTCTTTTAAGATCATAGCGGCCGTCGAATACGGCTCGCCAGTCTCGTAAGCGCAGACAACGAACGAGTCGGGTTTCATGAATGTCATTTGCGTCGATCTCGCATCCGCCGGAGTTGGTCGATGTCACGCCGGAGCCGCTTCTCTTTCGCGCGAGACTCACGTCGGCACCGCAGCCATTCAACCAATCGCTGAATCATGCGGCAAGCCACCAAGTGAATTCATTGAATCCATCGTACTCAAAAGACTCTTGTCCCAATTCGCCCCAATCGAATGGTAGGTCTTCTAGCCACTCGATATCGCTGCGATCGACTTCGATAATGTTGTCGCTCATCCCGTCGCCTTATGAGAACTGGTTAGACGGCAAATCCAATCGCCAAGATGTTGGCATGTTCGGCCGTCACATCGTCTGCAGCGTCTGCGTTGCGGACCTCAGCGGTCAGGAAATCATTCGTGTTCAGTGAGGTAAGCCCAATGATTGTCGCCTCAGAGACGTCTGCACCTGTGCCCACTTTGTGCTCAGTTTCAGTCGCAGGCATGGACGTCCCGTTCTTCGCCGCTCTCATGTGAACGATATCGTTGTTTCCCGCGATCGTGATGGATAACGTGATAAGTACAATCGCTTCGATTGGAGCCGCACCAATGTATCGCAATTGACCGTTCGTATTCATATCGAAGCGACTTCCCGTCACACCGAGACCATACGTTCCGGCGATGTCGAAGTAATCAGTGGTGTTAGGTATCGTCGTTGCCAGCGCACTACTCACGAAGATTTCGCCATACGAAATCTGAAGAGTTGCCACGGAGTCGCGATGATCCTGCGGCGAGATGTCGCGTGTAATGTTGTTTGCGAGAAGGGCGAAAATCGCGGTGAGCGACCGTTGAGTTTGCGACATATTAAGACTCGAATCCAAGGCTGAAACCGGTGTCGTAAGCGGGTTCGGTTAAAGCGACCGCGGCGACACCTTTCGTCCGCGGTGGAACCCGGCGGAGATACGCCGTTCTGTGATTCTCAAAGCCGGATTCGTCGCCGATCTTTTTAACGAGAAACGTTCCGCCGGCTGGCCGCGTCATCGTGATCGTGTCGGCTTCGTTGTCATCGCTTCCGGCGCGAATGTCCTGAGTCTTTCTGACGAACAACATCGCATCAAATTCGAGCGACGCGCCTTGATCGAGGTAGTTGACTTGACCGCGTCCCTCTTGCATCAGGCATCGGACGTCCGTCGCCAGCACTGCCGGCAAGAACGTGGTCTTCCCGCCGTCCCACGTCTTCGTTGGGCGGTTCACCGTGCATCTATTCTTCATCAGGGAATTCGCGCTCATCCTGATTCATCCGGCTCCCTGGCATGATCGCTTTCAAGTTCCGACTCATTGAATATTTCCCGGTGCAAATGTTTTGCATCGTCAAACCAGTCGCATTCTAATTGGGTCATTATCTGACGGCCTGTAGTGATCGAGTGCACGGTCATTCGAGGCCCCCCGCTCTTGAGCCGAACAACGTCCCCGCTGTTGAAATTAATGTCGCTCATACCCGGATGTTCCGATACCGTGACAGAGTCGTATTGACGGTGCCGATGATTCCGCGCTGCTGTCCGGTCGCATCCGTTCCGCCTGTCATGACCCGATAAGCATACTTGCCGAACGTCTCCGATCCCAGTATCTGGCCTTTCTCGGCACCGCTTCTGAACAGCGAAACCAGTTGCACGATCGCGAATTCGAGATCAGCGGGAAGCGCAGCGTACCCGGCTTCGTAAACGAGTTTCACGTTGCCCTTGTCATCTGGGAAGACTCGATGAATCGCAAGAATCTGACCGCGATTCTCTTCGTTTTCATCTTCACGGCTGGCGACGAAATCCACGCCCTCAGTCCAGTCAGTCGTTGAATTGAAAGGGTCCGTACCCTTTCCGAAGTATCCAGTGGGATCGACGTTGAGGCTCGTGATCTTCGTGAGGGGTCGCGCTCGCGTGAACAGCTTCTCGCGGCCTCCACCGGAATGGAATTCCTGAATGGACGTCGATGAATACAATTCCGCGTTGCGCCCGACTTGCCCGAAGATGACTTCTTCCGCTTCGTTAAGCATTTGTTGCAAGCGGTTGTCTTCACCGGAATCAGTCGAACCGATATCCAGGTGATTCTTGAGGATGTCAAGATCGGTGATCATCACGGACATAGGGGCGATCTCACAAAAAACCCCGACTCCGTAGGCTCAAGTCCGGAGTCGGGGCAAGGCTGCCACCCTCGCAAAGTATCAATCATGCCGGGGCGTGAACGCGTTGAGCGAAGATGATTCCGCAGACTTCCGAAGTCGGTGTTGTTCCGCCGGTGAATGCATCGGTAACGGACATCCGACCAAATCGCAACGTACGCGTACCCTTGCAGATCGCGATATCGTCGAGCGCGGAGAGGCTCGCATTCTTCCGCGGCTGCATGTTCGTATACGTTCCGCCCTTCGTCGCCGACTCTTGAAGTTCGAATGTGTGCGTGAACGACGTTGGCGTACCGGTGATCAATCCATGAATGCCGATTCCCTGAACCGGACCGACCGTGTTGATCAGATCGACGCCGATTCCGTCCGCGCCCGTGCCGCCTGAAATGACCGTGCCGGGTCGGATCGAGACGCCGCGTTCCGACCATTGGGCCAGATCGTAGTTTGGTTGACTCATCGTTTTGCTCCGGCTGTCGAAAGTATGGTTTGAAAAACCTTGCCCCGACCCCACCGAGAGATCGACCTAATCGATAGGGTGGGGCGAAGGAGCTGTGTGATTACGGCAAGTCTTGATCGATGTCGTCCATAAATCCGAACGCGTTTTCATATCGCGCTCCGGCGTCGATGTGCTGAATCGCGCGAATCCAAGTCTGATCGGTTTGGAACGGCGTGTCACCTTCGACTGACGTCGCGAATTCAATCACGCCAGCGCGAGCGATCAGATAGTGTCGAGCGACTCCATATAGAATAAAAGTGAGATCGCTTGACGATCCCTTCGCTCGCGTGTTGGAAATCTGCGTCGATCGCACAACAGGATCGCCGTCCAATCGCGCCGCTTGCCCGCTTCCAATGTCGTCGCGATTTATTGGGAACAGCCACGGACCATCGAACACAGCCGCTGTATGAGCGGCAGCGCGTCGGTTTCGAATGTTGGCCCACATCTTCGGTCGCATCGTCCAGAAGAACGAGCCGTCTTCGGTGTCGTGGTTCGCTTCCTCGATATCCGACTTGGCGAGCGTGACGTCTTCCGGTTCGAACGTATCGCCGTTAGCGGCTTCCGTCCCGGGTTGCCGCTCTTGAATTTCCGACGAAAGCAACCCTCGGATTCTCGTTCCGCCTTCGCCTTCAATCATGGCCAAGTCAGCTTCCAGTGACATCGTTCTCGCCATGTCGTTGCGGATGAACGCCTCAAGTTCGCTCGTTGCGAATCGGATCAACTCGTTCGGCAGCTTGACCAGCACGGCCAGTTTTTTGGCGAGCAACGTCAGTGAGCCAGTCGTCGGCTCTGAAGCTGTGATCGTCGGGATCGACTTGTCGCTTGGAACTTCCCCGACCCAGAATGCGGTAACGGCTCCCGTGTGCTTGTCGAACATCAGCCGGCCATTCGGGGGCAGCGTGAGATTCGTTGCGCCGACGCGGCTGAATACTTCCATCGCGCGAATGAGTTCGATCAACTCGCCTTTGGTCGTCGCGCCGAGAAAGTTACCGAGTCCCGTATCGTCGAATTGCGACAAGTCTTGCCGGACCGTGGGTGTTGATGCCCCGCTGAAGAATCCACCCGCAATGCCAAGCTGTTGAACGGTCCACTTCCAGCGGTCGGGATCAATGCCTGCAACGCCAGCCGACATGTATTGACGGATTCCGGTGAGTTGTTGGGTAGTCAATCCACCTTCCGAGTATTCTTCTGATGGCAACATGCCGACGCCCAGCGGCACGAGAATCGAACTGAGTCCACCCTCCGGTATGAAGCCGCCCGTTGCGTAGACGTCGTGCAACATCTGACTCATTTCCAATTCCGGCTTGCACGTGTCGGGGCTCAATCGCCCTTGCCGCAACCCGATCACACGAATCATTGAAAACCCGCGGCTCGTCATCGGGTCTTCACCGGTTCGCACGCCGTGCCGTTGCTCGCCGCCGCCGCCGAACAGCGCGGACGCTTGATTGTGTGCGGGGCGATTCGCCGCGGCCGCTTGGGTGACTTCTTCCCGCCATGATTCCAATCCGTCAACGGCCGTTCGCAATCCAGCGATATCGGTTCGAAGCGGCTCGATTGTCTGCGTAACGGTTTCACGCACAGCCGTTTGAACCGGGCCGATGATCGATTGCAATTGATCGGGCGAGAGGGCAGTGTTTGCGATCGCGTTGGCCGGTGGAGTTGCCGGGTCCGCAGCCGGCGTTACGGTCCCGCCGCCGGCCGCGTTGCTCGCACCGCCGTTTGCGGCCGCATCACTTGCTCCATCGCAGAGCGTTCCAAGCCCGAAAGGATTGATGCCCCAACCGCCGCCGATGTTTGACTTGTATTTCGACATTTGAGATCGACTCCGGCTCTACAACGATGATGCGATTTCTTCTCCAATCGAACCGAATGACGGCTTGGTCTCCGGCGTGATTGAAGCGGCCAAACACTGACCAATCGTAAGGGCGTCGATCTCCACTACGGGCTGAGTTGAGTCATTCGGTTCATTCGTGTCAACCGCATTCGGGGAATCTACGAGAATTTCCCGATCAAGCCTCGCGGCTTCCGCAGCTACGAATCTATCGGCTTCCGCCTGCAGCGCGGCGGTCAGCGCTGGTGTATCGCACAATTCTTCCGGATAATTCATCCGGAGCGTCAATCTGCGCGTTCGCAGTGTGAGCGGCTCCGGTATTGTTACACCCATCTCGTCGAGAGCAATCCTTGCCTGCGCTGTCGGTGTGACCAATGTTCGCCGAGCGTCGTCTGTACTGCCGGTGAATTCAACGCCTATGCCTTGCGGCCGCGTCGTCGCTGCGTATCGCTCGAATGATCTCTTCAACGTATCCGGAATACGGCATGTGCCCACCTTGCCAGCATCAAGACATTGTCTCAGCGATCCGGCATCGGCTCCGGAATGTACGATCGACCATTCAAGCAAGAGCGTCTCAACGAAATCGTGCCCTCGACCGAACGTCCAATCCTCGACGCCGGCCTCAAGCGCCGGAGCCGGCGTCTGTTTAAGCCGCATTGCTTTCAGGATACGGAAGCCAATCGACGCCATCCGGATCGTGCCCTCATCCAGCATCGCGAACACGAGTTCCGCTTCAGGTAGGGCTTGCGAGAATCGGACCGTCGCCGTCGCCGTTTTTGAGCCTTGCCGCTTGACCGAATAGTTACCACGCTGATCTTCGCTCACACCGATTGGAAACGGGAAGTCGAATCCATGCTCCAATAAGACGGGCCGCGCGATCTCATGATAGGAAAGACCGAGTCCTGTACCAAATTTCGTCTTGCCGATCTGCACCATGTTGCCGTGAAGATTCGGCTCGTTGTTCTGTCGGGTGACGATGATGAAATCGGCTGTCATCGCCGAGCCGTCAAGCTGTTGCTTCACTGCGAGCCGCGAGCCGTATTGAACGTCGCCACCGCCGGCGATCGGCCGATCGTCTTCATACAGCGCGGCGAGCGTTTCGCAATTATCGCACGAGTCGGCATCGTGTTCCGCGTCGCAGAATGTGCATGTCGAGGGCATTCGTCTGTCGCTCCGGATCGGTGAAGTTGCGCCGGAAAGCGTGACGAACGCAGGCATTCAATTCAAGAGCGCGTGAAAAAAGCGATCTCCGGCCGGTTGCGGTACATCGGAGATCGCGGTGATCCGCCCCATACGAGGCGGGATCATTCTCGGATTATCGGCGTCTTGAGTTTTAAGTCGGTGTTCGTGCCTGGAACCGTCTTGCCCGGTGGGCCGGCAACCCTCTTTTCGATGACTGTCGGCTCCTTGTTCATCGCCTGATACGCCATGTATGCACCGCCAAGACCGGGAATCGCTGCGGCAAGAGCGACGCCAATCAAACCCCTCGCCCCGATGCCGGTGTTGTTGTTGCTATTGACGTCTCGCATTGGAGTTGGCTTCGGCATGTCGAAGTTCTTGCGAAGCAAATCCTCCTCAAGTTCCATGTCGAACTCTCGCTTTTTTTGCCACGACTTCCACCACGGCTTGATGTCACCGTTCGGGGCAAGGCCGCTACCCATTTCCTCCTCTGGCCGCTTCGAGTTCTCGGCGGATTCGGTCATCCTCTTTCTCCCAGAAGCGACCGGCATCGGTGACAAACTCCTGCCCGGCGATCGCGATGTCGAGGGTGACGAGGTCGCAGTACTTGGAGTAGTCGACCGGTTCTCCATTCTCAATCTTTTCACGAATCTCCACCAAACGGTTGGGCATCTCGATCATGTTTTGCTGGCCAACACCGCCGCTTCGTGGCCCATCAACCCGTTGAATCTCATTGCCGACGCTTCGAAGTTGCCGCCCATCAGCGCATAGGTTCCCGCTTGAACACGCGCGAGTGCCGCATTGCAATTGACGTCGCTTGGCGAGTCGTCGCTTCTACTCTGCTGGGCCTGCCGAGTCGCGTCCGCGGCTTCTTTCGCCCCGAACGTCGATGAATCCGGAGCCCCTACTGATGCACCGGCGGTCGCTGCATCTGTCTGTGCGTTTGCGTCTGCTGGCATGTTTGTCGTTCTCCTAAGAAACTGATTGCTTCATTTCCCGCGGATACTCTCCAGCGGGATTTCAACTACCTTCTTCGCTTTGTTAAGTGGAACATCCACCCGGAATTTTTCTTTCCCATCACGCGTGATGATCAGCATGATGCTTTTCGTTGGAACGTCTTTCCCGTCTTTTCCATCGCGGCCATCCTTGCCTTTCGGAATGTTCTTAATCAGGGCTTCAATCGTGTCGAACTTATCGCTGAGTCGCTTCATCCCTTTGTGAATCTCAACCAAGTCTTTCCTGATTGAAACGATGTCTTGTGCAATTGCGTCAACTCGATTCTCTTGCGCCTTGAGTCGCGCATTCAGTTTGTTGATCGCGTCCGTTCGTGCCTTGTCACCGGGATTCTTTCCGAATGGCGGAGCCGGATATTTCGGCCGGTCGTTGCGCGGGATGGACGGTGTCGAACGCGGGATGCGCGGACCGTCCAGCGGCTGGCCTGTTCCGATTCTTGCCGGCACGAACCGTGCCGGATGGTAGGTTCGTCAAGTGTTGCACCACTGTTGACCGAGGCCCATCTCGGAATAGTAGGCGGTGTGCCATTCCTTATCGAGTTCTTCGGGTGTGACGCCGAAGTGATCGCTCAGCTTTTCTGTCGGCTTGCGGTCGTCGGTCAGGAACGCGATGAACTTCTTTGCTCCGTGCTTTGTGACAAGATGCCGAGTCACGTAGTATCCTTGGCCGTACATCAGCCCGACACGCTCCATGTTGTCGGAATATTCTTTCGCGTCGATCACGTCCCGCATCGCGATGAATTTACCGTTTGCCTGCCGAAGAAACGCCTGATAGTTTGCGATATCGGCTGGGTGTTCCCAAAGTGCTGCCGCGCCTTCATCGAAAAATCGAGGGAGTGGTCTTCCGAAATGTGCATGGAAAACAACGTGATTGACTTCGTGCGGGATGATGCTGTCCGCGAGCCGTTCCGGCGTTCCCTGAACTCGCATGTCCCAACCATCGACTGCCCCGTTCTCGTGATGAGTAAACGTCGTTGCGCCCCCGTTACCGATGCGGCCTTCACGCACGGTGATCTCGCAGCGGTCCGAGAGTTCTTTGGCCGTGGTCGACCAGTCCTCACCAAACCAGAACTTCGCTTGTTTCACATACGCGGCCTCTGCGGCGCGGTCATAACGGCTGGCGTGCCGAGTTTGCGTGACGACTCGAAAGCTGTCGGCGTTCGTCGTCGCCGCCATCAATGAGAGAACGGTGAGTAAGGCAATAATCTGTCGCATGGTTTTTCGTCCAAATGTGAAACGTTCATCGTTGCGACGACTTCCCCGCGTGCGTCGCTACATCGCTGGATGGTCAAGTCCGCATCCGGCGCCCTCGCCTTCCACCGCAGATATTCGTGCTCTGCCTGCTTGAGCGTGTTGACCGATCTCACCAACCCGTTTCGGCGGTTCTTGATATGAAAGTAGTCGGGGCCGATTTCGTCTGGAAAAAACTCCCATTGCCGATATCTTTCACTCGGGTCGTGCGTTGGCGGTCCAGGCCATTCGGTTATCGTCGTCTTCTCATCGCATCCTGCCGTCGCCGCCATCAACAGAAGTGCAAGTGCTGCGATCATTAGTCTCATCAACTTCGCTTTCGGATTGGATCAGCGATCAGCACACACACCGCGAACGTTGCAACGCCGTAGTGGGACGAGCCGGATGCGTATCCGACGCAGATCGCGGCGAGCAACGCCGCTGAGAACTTCATCAGATTATCCATGTCGATCTCCCGACGAGCCTTGCAAGATTCCGGCCGCAAGACTCACCGCGCGGTTGTGTTGTCGAATTCGTCCGGTCACGATCCGACGCCCGCTCGTTGATGCCGCCACCCGCGGCTGGGTGTATTCTTAGACCGCCGTTGAGGCCAACTCGCCCGTTACTTCCGAGTCTTGCACGTTATCGCTGAATCCGAGATGTTCGCTCAGCGCCGTGACCATTTGCGAGAGCCGCGCTTTAGGATTCAGATCGCAACCGAACGATGCCGCGGCTTGCATCAACTGTCCCTTAGTCATCTTCGCGAGTTCTTGAGGCGTGAGGTTCTTCGGCTTCCCAGCCTTGCCGTCTGCTGTCGGGCGTTTGCATTCTGGATCGGTGCCGACGATGCTGACCTCGTGCATACCAACAGACCGATTGTCTGCGATCACATTCTGGAGTTCGCCGAATACCTCATCCTCAGGTGTATCTTCCGGAATCTGGATATTCTTATTCTCCCACTTCCCCCTGCACATGAACGCCACGCGGTAGGTTTTCTGCTTATCGATGGGTCGCATGATTCTCGATTGCTCCGAGGAAACGGTGATATCGGCTTTCGTGAAACGCTACTCAATCCGGCCCGACACCGCAACCCCGATCACGTGACGGCAATCGGCGTCTTGAGATTGATAGCGATATCATCCTGCCCCACGCGCGCCCGACCGCCCGTGTCGTTCCACTTCCAAATAAACCGAGCGGTCAACCTACGGACAGGTTCATCCGCGGCAGGATCGACCGCCGCCGTGTCAGCGGCGAGCAAGAACCACAACAGATTTCCGTTCGAATCGACGGTTACAGAATTCGCGTTGAGGATGTTTTGAGCGTTCCGAGAATTGATGATCGCCTTCGAGCGCGCATCGAAATATGTCAACGTCACTGACGTCAGATCGCTTGCCGCAAGCCGCGTTCGCGTCTCGTTCGTGATCACGGCCGACAGGATCGGCGTGGTTCCTTCATCGATCTCGTGTAGAGACGGCATTCAAGTTTCCTTCCACTGCACATTGTCAAGCGCAGGCCGCTTGATTGAAACGTCCTCAAACGCCGGACGATCGATCGCGACATCTTCCAACAACGGTCGATTCAAACTGAAGTTGCCGATCAGCACAACGTCAGTTGTCCCGATGACGGTCACGACGGTCGTTGTCGCCACGCTTCCGATGATCGCGTAGATGCCGGCTTCAGCCGAGAGAACCCGGCCGCGTGTCGTAGCGGCTATCGATCCCGTAACGACGTAGACGCCGGCGACAGCGGACAAACGATGCCCTTGCAGCGTCGCGGCGGTCGCTCCGGTTACGGAATAGATGCCAGTCACCGCAGAGATGACAGACCCTTTCAACGTCTGCGCGGCCGCTCCGGTGACTGCATAGACCCCATCCACCGCGCTCATGTATCGGCCGTGGAGCGTTGCGGCGATCGCTCCGGTGATTGCGTAGCTTCCGCTGACAGCGCTGATGTAGTGCCCGTGGAGGGTGGAAGCCACGGACCCAGTGATTGAGTAAACGCCAGTCACCGCCGAAAGCGTGACGCTGCGTGTGGTCGCAGCGACCGATCCAGCGATCGAATAGACGCCGGACACTGCGGCGAGATTATGGCCCTTGAGCGTCTGTGCGACGCTACCAGAGACGGCATACGATCCCGTGACAGCTATAAGCAATGTCCCCTTGGATGTCGCAGCGACGGCCCCAGAGATCGAGTACACGCCAGTGACGGCCGCGACTCGGTATGCCGCGAGCAGCGCGGCCGTTGCGCCGGTGATCGAATACGACCCGGTGTCGACCGCGATCAAGAAACCTTTTGATGTCGCGGCCACGCTTCCGGTGATTGCGTATGATCCAGTCGCCGCGCCGCCGGCCAGTAGTCGAGCCGCTTTGGTGATCGCCACGGAACCGGTCATAATGTACACGCCGCTTACTGCAGTAAGCGTCACGGCGCGATTGGTCGTCGCTACAGCGCCGACGATTGAATACGACCCGACCACGGCTCCACCGGCCAGCACGCGACCGGCTTTCGTGACGACCGTTGATCCTGAGATCGTATAGACCCCGGTTGCCGCTCCGCCCGCGAGAACCCGGCCGGCTTTGGTGATCGTCGCTGAACCCGAAACGAGATAGACGCCGGTGACTGCCGCCAGCGTGATCGCTCGGTTGGTCGTGGCAACCGAGCCGGTTATCGCGTACGAGCCTGTATCGGCGGAAAGCACTTCGGCAGCAGATGGCTCGTCAACGAAGGTATCGGCATCACCGATCCGCAGCGTTATTCCGTGGTTCCCGTGGCCTCCCGTTCGGCGGGTAGCAATGGCGATCTTCAGTACATCTCCGCTATTCCACGTCGTGGAAAACGACAGCGTGAATGCTTTGATGCCCGTTGAATTGAAAGTAGCGGAGTCCCCCGATACGTCTTGAGTCGCGCAACCTGAATTCAGCCGCTCAAAGAAAAATAGGTATTGCGTGTCAGCATCGATTGCCTGCACATCGAACGAGAGGCTGTAGAGTCCGTTCGCGCCGGCAGCGCCGACTGTCTCAACGTAGAAGCCACTTTCCTCAAAAATCGTCGAGTTCGATTCATGGACCGTGGTGTCGGCGCTTCCCTGCGTCGAATCCATGTCAAATTCTTCACCGCCGCCTGCGCATGATTCGTTCGTCGTATTGTTGGGAAAGAATTTTGTCATTCAAGCACGACACTAGACATTCTCAACCGCAGCTTGAATTTCAGCCCAGGCCGAATCTTCTGCACTGATCGCGGGAGACACGCCGATTGCCGTAACCGATCCCGTGCGAACGACATCAGTTACGTTTGGATGCGACATGCGAATTGTGTAGTCTTCACCATGCGGACCTTGTTTGCCGGCAAGGTCTCGAACCACTCTTACGGCACGTCTTTCAAATAACATCGTGGCTATCCTGACGGTTAATAGGTACCTGCCAAGACAGGTGGGGTAGTTCCAAATAACGTGAGCGACTTTGCTTTTGCACGGTCCAGACGATCGGTGTACTCTTGCGTGTTGTAGTCGTCAGTGAACATCGCCCAATCAACGGAAGCCAGCACAACATCAGCCGGAATACCATCAACCAATTCATTCTTCTGATCGTCGACGGCATTCAAATCCCACTGACGAAACCGCAAAAACAATATGTTGGAATTTGCTTGACTCGCGGTGTCGATACTGACGACGGTCAAACTGGCATTTTCAATGACGTGCAAACCGCCGTTTCGCTCATGTCCGAAAAATCGAGTGAGATTCGGTTCCGCAGTCGGATCGGGTCCACCACCCGGGTCTTCGATTTCGATGATGAACGCCCCCAGCAATATCAGTCGTTTCCCACCGATCAATAAACGAGATTGCGACAACGCGACCAAATCGAAAGTGTCATCGTGCCAAAATGTAACGAGCATGTGTTCAAACATATTTCACCGTTTCG